CGACGACATTAAGGGTCGGGAACTTGCGCTTCGTCGCTGGATTGAGATCCGACCTGAAAATGGTTTGCCAATCCTGCTGGTCGTGGTTGAGCGATGTCCCAACTTGTGTACCGAGATGAAGCGGGCCAGGAAGAAGGTGGTCCGAATGACGGGCATGGATGTCGTGACGGACGAAATCAACCGAAAGGCCAACGTGCACCTGATGGAATGCCTGGAGTACCTTGCGGCCCACGGGTGCGCATACGTAAAACCTCCAAGGCGCGTCGTTCAGGAGACGTTCGTGGACCGCGTGATCAAATCCCGCGATCAGATGCGGCAACAGATGCGTTCAAGTCTGGCGGGTGCGCCCTCAGACAGATTCACTTTAGGCCCGACCGGGAGGTAAACGATGAGCACGGTAGCAACGCAACAGCCGGACATTAACAGCCCCGAATTGTCGCAATTGATTCAACAGTTCAAAATGCCGAGACCGACCGTCTGCCAGACTGTCGAGTGGCATCCCAACGGGATCCGCGTCGAGAAAGAGAGGCGAAGGGCAGGCACGATGTCCACGAGAGTGGAACTCGGGTTCGTCACTCGCATCGGCTCTCGTACAATTGACGTCTGGATGCCGCAACTGCGCACCTTGCAGGAAGGGGTTCCTCACTGCGACGACCCGAAGGTGATCTACAAGAAAGGCTACCGTGACAACGGCGGCTGGGATTTCACGGAAGGCACGAAGTTCGTCATCGAGCTTGCGGCAAAGGTTGCCCTGCTGGAGCGCGTCGTTCAGGAGGCAACTGGCCTGACCCTGACACAAGCCGCCGAGAAGTATGCACAGCAGGACGTCGACGCCGCAGTGAAGGACGAATTCGAGAAAGCCAAGGCCGATGCTGCGGAGGCCGCGAAGTCGAACGGTGACCAAGAGGCGGTGGCCGAATGATGAAGCCAGCCACAACGACAATGTCTTGCGTTGACTGGGTTGATGCGCGGAAGTGGGTCGAGAGCCTTCTCGGCTACGACATTCGCGACACTCAGAACACAAGAGATCATTACGATGACTGGTGCAGGAAGCACGGTGAAATTAACGATAACAGTCGAGAGCAGTACAACAGATACAAGCCTTCGGAAGATGGACTTCGGGCTTGTCCGGAGTATCGAGATTGGTGGCACTTCCTTTGCGATCACCAAGAAATCCACAACGGCGGGTCAACCTACATCGGCAGCGGTCTGCTGGAACAGGGAGAGCCGTGGCAGAACGAGATCACGCAGAAATTCATCGACGAGTTCGGGGACGACGCTGAGTTCTGGACAAACTGGTGATCGCCAGCCGTATCGAGGATGGAGAGCATGCACGAACACCCCATGATGGGACTGTGCCAGCAGTGGCTACACGCGATCAAACTTGCCGGAGACGTCAAATTCGACAAGTTCGGTAAGTACGCGCTGGAGGCACGGAAGTTCTTCGACGGCAATCACAACTTCATGTGGGAGCCGGAGTACGCATCGGGTGAGGGCGGCTTCCTCAACAAAGAAGTCGGCAACATCGAGCCGAACTTCAAGATGACGGTCAACAGGATCTTCGAAGCGGTCGCGCTCTACGGGCCGGCACTCTACCACCAGAATCCAACCGTGCTGGCAACAGCTCGTCAACATCGCACGCTGCCCCTGGAAGCGCTCGGCCTGAACCCGACCAACCCGATGGACGTGCAGCAGCATTACAACTACACGATTCGCAAGGAGTACCAGCGGCGGGCCAAGGAGGCACACGCCCAGATCATTCAGGACTACTCGAACTGGATCCAGTACGACACCGAAAAACGGAAGCACGGCCGGCGTGTGATCGGAGAAGCGGTGATCACGGGACTCTCGTTCTTCTGGACGGAAATTGAGGAGATGCCGAAACTCGGTATCCGTCGTCCGATCAGCCGGTTCGTCAGCGAGCAGGACGTTGTCGTCGACCCCGATGCCGAATACTGGGAAGACGTGCAATGGGTCGCGAGGAGACGTCGGCAACCTCGGAATGTGGTCGAGGATAAATTCCAGCTCGGAGAGGACGCGCTGAAACAGTACGGCCACTACACGTCGATTCAGGCGCAGGCACAGGTCTACGGCCACACTCCCGACATGGTCGAGAGAACCGCATCCGGCCTCAGCCACGACATAATCGAATACTGGGAGATCTACTCGAAGAATGGATTCGGGCAGCGGCTCAAGGGCGACCACACCGCCCATATCCGCGCGAACGCCAACTTCCAGATGTTCGGCGACGTCTGTTACCTCGCGGTGGGGAAGGACATTCCGTTCCCGCTCAACATGCCAACCGAAGCGTTCATGACCGAATCATTCGACGATCTCTTCCTGCGCGCTCAGTGGCCCATCCCGCTGTTCTCGATCGAGGGCGGCTGGCCGTTCGAAGCGTTGTACTTCTACGAGAAGGCGAAGACGGTCTGGCCGATCAGCCTCGTCAAGCCGGTCATCGGGCAGATGCGATTCGTCAACTGGTGCATGAGTTTCCTTGCCGACAAGGTGGCCGCGTCCTGCCACGACTACATCGGGATCGTGAAGGCGGCCGGGAAGGACATTCAGGAACAGATCGTCAGCGGTTACGGGCCGTACACAATTATCGAGATCTCCGATCTGTTCGGGAAAACGATCACGGACGTCGTCAGCTTCATCTCGTCACCGGAATTCAACTCCTCGATTTGGGAGATGGTCGCCCAGGTCACAGATCAGATCGACAAGGGTCTCGGCCTGACACCATTGATGTACGGGATGACCGATACGCAGATCCGGAGCGCGACCGAAGCCAATATGCGCAACTCCAACATCAGCGTCCGTCCGGACGACATGGCCAACCAGACGGAGGAATGCCTGAGCCGAACCGTCACCAAGGAGATCCAAGCCGCGCGGTGGATTTGTTCGGGAAAGGATCTGGAGCCGGTAGTGGGTCCGGAGGCGGCGTACGTCTGGGATTCTCAGATCAGAACGGACGATCCGGCTGTGATCGTGCGGGACTTCGATTTCCGCATCGAAGCCGGGAGTGCGCGCAAGCCTAACTTGGCGACGCGGATCGAGAACCTCGTGCAGCTGGGACAGTACGCGCTGCCGGTCATGCAGGAGATGTTGATGGGCGGGTACGCGAAGCCGTGGAACTGGTTCATCAACGCTTGGGGCGATGCGATGCAGCTCGACACCACCGGCGCCCAAATCCAATTGCCGGAGCAGCAGCCGGGGCAGGGACAGGAGGGGGGCAACGGGGAATCCGATCAGGCCAAGATGATGCAGCAGGCTGAATCGCACGAGATGCAGATGATGCAGCGCGGCCAGCAGATGCGCATCGCGCAAGAGGCCCACCAGCAGCGAACCCGAATGAACGGTCAACGACAACGACAGGCGGCGTAACATGGGGCATGTCGACGAGAACTTTATCGTTGCCCGAATCCGGCGGGTGAAGGTTGCAAAGCGCAATCTTGAATATCACATCCGCTTACTGAACCGAGATGTCGAGGATTACTACGCCGATCACTGGAGGGACGACGACCACCCAGCGGCAGAACTCACTCTTGGGACAAGACGACAGGCGGCGTGACGTAAAACTCAACGGGGTTGCGGGATAATCTGATGAATGACGCTCTGTTAGGCGTGCTGATAGGCGTGTTTGGGTTCGTGACCCTCGCATTGTGGAACAACGGATGTCGTCTTATCGCCATCTTTGGACTGTTTTCGCTGTTTGCGGGATTTACGCTTACTCATGTCATCGTAAAGGTGTTCGGCTAACAGGAGTCACAGATGGCCGGAATCTCAGAAGAACGTCGGATCGAATTCATCGAGCAGCAGATGGCCCGACAGCCGCCGGAAACGCAGGCCCTCTACCTCGAAAGTCTTCAGAAAGGCGGCGGTCCGGTCTTCGCTGAGATGATTGCCATGCGCCAGGCGCCGCAGATGATGAACTCGCACCGGACCTACGAAGAGGGTCTGACGCGGAAGATGAACGGCATGAGCGACTACAACCGGCTCAAGATGCAGTCGATCGCCGCTCGGGCCGGCATCAGCACCAACGGAAAGACTCACGTCTCCGGTCTCGGAGGGTACGACAAGCCAGATGCGTGGGTGACGTGTGCTGAAGACGTCAACACGATTTGCAAGGCCAAGGATCTGACGATGGACGGCGCGCTGCACCGCAAAGCCGACAAACCGTTGCCGCCGGTGAAGAGAGTTGCCCTGGCAACAGATCTTCAGAATGAGATGATGCGGAGATCGCTGGCAGCCGATCCCGACACGGCCGCCAAATGCAAAGCGGATCCTAAGAAGCTCGGCGAACTACGTGAGAAGGTGGTAGCAGAACACGGGACTCACTATCCGGATCCGTAATAGCGGCGGCTGCGTCCGCGGCGATGGCGGCGCGGCGCTTTGACACCTGCATCGAGACCGTCTCGAACTCTATCGCCCGGTAGTACCAACCCTCGTAGAGCTGGTCAATCTCTTTCATCGGTGTCGTGAAGTTGGGGAGCGGAAACCGATGCCTGAACGCGGCAACCAGACACCTGACTCGCATTTCTCCCCATCGGGGCTTCCCGGTGGGCTCGCGAATGTTGTCGGACATCCACCGCACCGTCTCACAAAGATTGCAGTCGGCATGCTCCACGTAGTAGCGTGCTGCCCGGTAGGCAATCTGCACAGCTCGCTCGTCCTTTACGAACCCCCTTTTTCCGTGCCCGTTTTTCTTGACACTCCAGCCAACAGGCGCTACTCCGCAGGGCAAGCCTTGCTCTCTCCGATACGCCCTGCTCTCCCGAACACGCCGGCCAGCCATCTTCGAAAACAGCTCGGCGAACACACCCATCGTTTTGAAGAATGCTTCCCCCTCCGCCGTGCTGATGTCGATTGGGAACGTAACGATGTGCAGGCTGATGTTCATTTCCTTGAGCTTCTCGAAGTTGCTGCACAGGTCCAGAAGAGACCGGAACATTCGATCCGAGTGGTCAGTAATGATATGATCCCCCGGCCGCAGGCGGGACATCATCGCCTGACCGTAAGGGCGTTCCGTCAGCGGGGTCGTGCTGGCGGAGACGGCCTTGTCCGCATACCACCCTCCCCACGCCGGGTCCACACCGAACCTCCCTGAATTCTGAAAGTCAACGAAGTAGGCCTCCGTCTTTTTCATCTGGAGCGGTACGGAAAGCTGCTGTTTGTCGGTGCTCATCCGCCCGTATCCGAACACAACCGGCCGGTAGGATTCGATGAATCTCGTAACGTCAAGCGGCATGACTTTCCCTCCGGGTGTTGAGTATACGCCAACACTCACGGCGAGACAAGCGCAATGGCAGAACTGACCATTTGGACGTACCAAGATCTGGTCGAGCACGTCCTGGACGTCGTGGACGCCCGGAAGACGGGCCGGAACGTTCGCAACGCACGGCGCGCCGTGCTGAATGCCTACAACGATCTGACTCTGGAGCATTCGTGGAACTACTTTGCAAACCGTCGGTTCACGTTCGACACGGTTGCGTCCCAGACCACCGGGACGATCACGTACACGCAGTCAACGCGGACTGTTCTGCTGACCGGCGCGACGTGGCCGAGCGACGTGGAGTTCTACCACCTGATCATCGGCGACACGCACTACGACATCGAATCCGCTACAGACACGACCAACATCGTGCTGACGGTCAACAGTAATCCGGGTGCGGACGTGGCCGCCGGATCGAGCTATACGGTCTACCGCGGGACGTATCCGCTCCCGGTGAACTTCAGGAAGTTCGGTCGTCTTTTCGATCTGGTCGGGAACTACCCGATCGGATTCACGCACCCCGACGAGTTGCATGCGCAGCGAGTTTACTATTACGACTCGCCGGGCAATCCCTGGTATGCGACGATTGTGAACGTCGGGGAGTATCTCGGCGGGTTCTCGTTGCAGTTCGGCCCGCCCCCGTCCACGAAACGAACGTACGAGTTTCTCTACCAAGCGGCCCCGCGAGAACTGGGCATCTACAAGCACTCGTCCGACTTGGTGACCGCAACCAGTGGCAGCGCCAGCGTGACGTTTGATGCCGGAGTTCTGCCGCACAACTGTGTCGGGTCGATCATCAGGTTTTCTCCCAACGGAACCGATCTGCCGACGAGCGTGGTGGGAGACATTGACGACGTCGACAACCCGTTCCGTCAGCAAAGGGTGATCATCAGTCGTGACGGCGACGTGACGGCAACTCTCGACGAGAATTCGTCGTTGACCCTGACCACCGTGAAGTACGTCATTTCAGACCCGCTCGACATCGTCCCGTCGCAGATGATGACTCCGCTACAGCGTTTGGCAGAAGCCGAGTTTGCTACACTCCAGACCATGAAGAATCGCGAAGCAAAGTGGGTGGAAGCGCGGCACGCCTTGTTGCTGGCATTGGAGCGAGATCAGTTGACGACTCGCTCGACACCGAAGCCGAACTATTATGATCCGTATCGGAAACCCACAATCGTCGGCGGCGCTGCTGCGGATTGAATACGGCCGCATGAACAGACACAGATTTGAGTTCACCGGTCCAACGGGGCCGTACTTCGCGACGGAGAGCGGAGAGCACGACTTCGTTCAGCGGCACGCTTACTTCCTGGACAAATACACGAACTACATCGGCGGGGTTTCAGCAGATGGCCGAGGTGCTGTGGAACATCCTGACCAAGTCCCAGACGGCCCTCCGAACGTTCGTGTGGGAGATCAAGGGGACTGATTCGACCAAAGCGATCACGGATGACCACATCGTCATCCGAAAGTCCCACAGGCAAAAGCAGTTCGAAGCGGGATTCGTCAATGAAGCGACGCCGGGCGTCATCATCACACCGTCGCTGAAGATCAATATAGACCCACAAGCAGGCGAGAACGCCCGCGACTACATCCAGTACCCGGTGCTGTTCCAGGTCATTGATTCCGATCTGGGAGACCGTGGCGATGAGGAGAACCTCCGAACGTGGCTGCACTGGCAGGAGAAGATCGGACGGTTCTTCCGCAATCAGCAGCCGTTGTCGATCGCAGAGCTTTATCTCGTTACGGTCAACGTTGTGGACACGGTGGACGAGACTCTCTTCGTCCGAGCAGAGCGGTTCGTTGGTGGAATAGTTGTGACCTTCTGGTCGTGTGAGGTTCGCGGCGGCGTAACGGTGGAGTGAACTGATGTCGGGACAATCGCAAGGTGCCTTCAGTCGACTCGCGATGGACGCGGTACTGCCGTTCGACACCAGCAGCGAGCCGTACAACTTCCTCACGGAAGATCTGGTGGCGGACCGCCAATTGATCGACGATGGCGACGAAAACCTGCGCGGGACGCGATCGCACCTTCAGGATCGAGTCAATGATGGTCCCGTCTTTGTCGGCGGACCTATCAATATGAACCCCACGCCGGAGGAACTCGACGATCTGTTCCCGCGAATACTTGGGGCAGCGGCAGTCGGAAACGTCTTCTCACTGGCCGAGACCGTGCCCGCGTTTCAGGTGATGATCGACCGGGTCGCAAAGGTCCACACCTACACGACCTGCTATGTGAACCGTGCAATCTTCAGCGGCCGTAAGGGAAAACCGATTCGGCTCCAACTCCAGATTATCGGTACAGACGAGTCGGAGGCGTCTTCCGGATCCTTCCCGGTAATCACCGATTCAGTCGAACAGCCCTACGTTTTCAATGAAGGCGTGCTGACCCTCATTAGCGCGACGCGGCTGTTCGACCGCTTCATTTTGGTCATCGACAACCGCCTTGAGAGGGAATTCAACAACTCTCTCACCGCGACCGACATCACCGCCGCGGACCGCGGTATATTTTTGGCGACCTCGACGCCGTACACGTCGGATGAGACGACGCTGTACACGACGCCGGTTGGGTCTGTGGCCGGAACCGCTGGCACGCTGGTATTTACAAAGGGCGCGCAGTCGACCACGTTCACATTCGCGAACCTGAAGTCGTTCCCGCGTTCCCCTTCCGTCGTCCGGGGCAAGCGGCAGATCAGATTGCCGTTGCGATACAAAGCGTTCGAGACTGCCAACACGAAAGAGCTTGAAGTGACGCATGTCGCCTGACCCGAATGACATCACTGACTCAATCATCAAAGAGCTTCGCAGTCTCGCCGAGACTCGGGAGTTTGAGGCGGTCATTGACGAACTCGCGGATGATCCTGTGGACCGGGAGTCGCCGGAGGAGATTCGAGACTTCACGGCAGACATCGACCGCTTCTGGGCGGAACAGAAACCGCTCGACACTACGGAGAGCGTGGTCGATGACCAACCATCGGAAAACGCGAACCCGAGTTCAGGACAGGGGGAGATCGTCGTAAAGCACGAGATCACCGTGAAGGTCTCGCCGGCGGAGAACGTTGCCGACGAAATCGCTGCCTTGATCGCGCCAATCGTTCAGGAGATGCACGAGACGATTTTGGCGCAGGTAAAAGAGATGGTCGACCAGCAGGCCGTTGTTCTCGACAGAAGGCACACGTTCTGATGATTTTGCAGTACGGAAACTATTCGCACGACGACAACGAGATCTGGCTCGTGCTCGACTCCGCGGTTGTCTGGAGTCCTGTCGGCCGGCGGATGAAGTCGCGCGTCCGCTGGACGGTCACGGGGGTTAAGAAAGCGGCAACGCAAGCGGCCCTCACGACCGCGTTGGCCGTGCTGGAAGATGCCTACGCGGCGGACAACCTGGACATCACGCTGTGGACCGATACGGCGAAGACGATCAAGAGCCAGCACTTTCAGGCATCTGGTGACACTCTCGACGGGATCCGTGTCACCAACTTCGGGTATTTGAAAGGCAATCCCGGCATCTGGGGTAGCGGCAGTGAGTACGTTCTACGTCGCACATTTCGGTTCACGCTCGAATACGAGCTTCTCACCACCGAAATCAACGTGCTATTCTACCACGAACGCATCACCCAGATTGGAGACGGCGGACCGCGGTTCAAGATGATGGGGGCCTTGCAGGGGCCAGTGCAGAAACAGCAGCTTCAGCAATTCACGCCCTACGTGGCGATTCAGCAGGGCAACGCGATTGGAATGCTGGATCATCCGAACTTCCCGGCTTCTCTGTGGCCCGGAGCGCTTCACCGCGACAAGTCGGTCATCTCGGAAGACACGCCGAAAGAGATCAAGCGGTTCAGGAACACCGTGTTCCCCATAAGTTGGAAATACGTCCACGAATCTGCAACCGCCCTTGTTGGCGGACCGCAGATCGTTTTGTGATGGAGCGGAACAATGGCTCAACGAACATGGCGGGGCGGGGCTGTCGGGATTGCCCAGGTCGACACGATCACCTTTGCGCTGACCTGGGCGACGGCGGACACGGTCACGGTCACGATCAACGGCAAGGACTTCACGTTCACCGTTGGCGACACGTCGGACGTGACGACGATCGCGGCGGCGTTCGTCCTCGGCTGGAACGCAACTTCGGCTCCGTCGCTCGCGGCGAACGAGTCGATCATTCCCGTGGCTGGTGCCAGCAGCATCCCGGAATATGCCGAAATCACCGCCACTTCTGCTGCCGGCGTGGTGACGTTGACGGGTGACACACTCGGCAAGCCGTTCACGATGAGCGTGGTTGAGGTGACGGCCGGCACTGGAACCTCAGTTGAAGCGACCAGTATCGCGGCGACGGGCAAGAATCACTTCGACAACGCGGACAACTATCTTGAGGGGAGTGTTCCGGTCAGCACAGACGACTTGCTATTCGACGTTACCGCACAGGACGACCTGCTCTACGCTCTGGATCAGAATGCCATCACGCTCACGAGCCTGACACGAACCAACGGGTTCACGAAGAAGATCGGACTCCCGAAACTGAATGTCGATAGCACATCCCGAAAATACAACGAGTACCGGGACGATTATCTGAAGATCAGTGCTACGACGGTTTTGGTGCAGGGTGACGGAACGGGATCAGGTCGGACCAAGTTCGATTTTGGCTCAAATATCTTCACGGCGGATATCGCGGACAACGGCACACCGCTGGAGACCGACGTGCCGGCCTTGCTGATCCTCGGAACGCACGCCAGTAGTGTGTTGCGCGTCACGAAAGGCAAAGTCGGTGTTGCGTTCTTCGAGCAGGAGTCTGCGCACCTGGCGACACTCACGGTCGGGTGGGAGACGAATCAGACCGGCGATGCGGACGTGGTGTGTGGTAGTGGTGTGGATCTCGGGAACGCGGCGATCGTTCAAACCGGCGGGAGCCTTTCCATCGACAGTGCGACGGGAACCGGCACGATCGACCAAACGGGGGGATCGATCACAATTCGGTCTGGCGCCCACGCATCGATCGAACACTCCGGCACGGTCTTTCTGGTCAACTGCGGAACCATCACGACACAGATAGCCCGCGGCGGCGTGATCGATGCTCGTCAGGGGACGCTGGCATTGGCGATCACGAACCTCGAACTCAACAAGGGCGCGAGCTATCTCGATCCACAGGCTCGCATCACAGAATCGAACGGCATCGACATCAACGGGTGTGCGCTTGCGGACGTGACAATCGACAAGGGCACACACTTCACATTGACCAAGACCGCGATCTAGTGAATGGCCGGCATCCCACTTTCGATCGAATTCCCCGGCATCAAGTCGGCACGGAGTGCCCGGTACACCGGCACTCTGGGCACGTTTCCCGACGCCGCTATCGTGTCGATTGTTCCACAGACCGAGTTGTTTGGGCCTGACGGAACGCTTGTTCTTAAATTCGGGTCGGACGAATTCCGGCTATTCGACTGCCGAGTCGACATCGCGTCATTGCGGTTTTCGTTGAATGGCCAGATCATCGAGGCCCGGATTCTGGACCGCAGATGGCCGTGGAAGTTCGGCGACATCAGCGGCCACTACAACGGCGTCCTGGCGGGCGTCCGCGGCGCTCGCCTCTCAGCTTCGGCCACGGCTAAAGAACTGGCGGCCCTGCTGTTTGAAGCGATGGGTGAACTGAATGCCGACGTCAATGCCATGCCGGAGGATCAGTTTCCCGGAGTCGACTGGGAGTGTGACAACCCGGCAAAAGAGTTGACAAAGCTGTGTAGTCTCTACGGCTGTGCTCCGGGGCTGCGCATCAGCGACAACAGGGCTGCGATCTTTCAGTTCGGACACGGCGCCGAGCTGCCAAACCGGGACGAGCATATCCGCTCGGTGTCGTACAGCCTCGACAAGCCAGAGTCACCCCGGTCACTCAAGGTGTGCGCTGGAGGAACAGTCTTCCAGATGAAGCTGGCGCTTGTCGCGGTTGGACAGGACGTCGACGCGAGCCTCACCAACATCGACAATCTGTCTTACGCTCCGAGTGACGGCTGGGAGTCGATCAACATGCTGGACCGGGACGCTCGGTTCTCCGAGATCGACGATCCGACTGCGCGGCATCTCGCCGAGAAGTATGTGTTCCGGCTGTATCAGGTCGCCGCGATGGCGGACGGCAGCCTCGATCTTCCGGGGTTCGGCGCGCTCACGAGCATGTCGCAGATTCTTCCGATCCGCTCCGAACTCGTTGACGGTTCAATAGGTCTCGACGGTTCGTTCCAAGCCCTGCCGTCATTCATCGACGGGGAATTCGCTGTCGGCGGGGATCCCGAAACGTTCACAAACACCGTTCGCGGAACCATCTGGCAGGGATCGTTCCAGACGATCGGCGATTCGGGTCTCGTCCTGCTGAGTCGTCCGGCATTCAGGTGGACAGAAGATGCGGATGGGATTGAGGAAGCGTTGTTGTGGTTGACCACCAGTTTTCAGGTCAGCGACTTCGACACGGGGCTGCTGGAAAGAGTGACGCTGCAACGGCAGATCAGCAACAACAACACTGAGCCGCTTGTCAGCAAGCGATTCGACATTTTCGCCACAAAGGTGGGCCGATACGGGATCGAAGATGTTGGCGCCGCGCAAGGCGCCACGTTGGTCCCTGACTCCATCGAAGATACCACTGGCGATACCGAAACAGAGTTGGGTCTGCATCTCGACGCCGCCCAAAAGGAATTTTCCACAACCGAAGTCGCACAGAACGTCGTGTACCGTGGCCTGCAAGCGATCGACCCGGACGGGCTTCAACGCCAGGTGACGTGGGAAGTCAGCATCGAAACTGGCTGCCAGACGTGGGTCTATCGCAACATGGAGGCGGAAATTGGGGCGCCTCGCTACCGCGAGAAAGTGAGGGCACTCCTCAAATGAGCACACCGGAATTCCGGAGATGGATCAGGTTCAAAAATCACGGAGTCGATCTTTCGGGCCATTCAATTGTTGAACACGAAAGAGTGGCGTCAGGAACCACTAAAGGGATTGAAGTTGAGGATGACAGTCCCGTCCTCCTGACGATGACTAGGGCGGACAATCAGCAGGCCCAAAATATCACCCCTCCGGTTTACTACGCCCTGGGGTATGCCAAGGTTGATGCCGACAAAAGTGGAATCTGCACGCCGATTATTGGACCTACTTGGGTGAGATACGACGATGATCCCGACATTCCAGCACCGAAGATCGGTGAAGAGTGGGGACCGCAGAAAGGAAAGATGCGGCCTGCCAAGGATTGGGGCGGGGAGGGATTCATTGCTGTTTCTGAGCCGTACCCGGACCATGACGTCCCAATCTTTCTTGTTGTGCCAAAAGGCGGTGTCGAGCTTGCGAAGTTTGAGGTGCTGATTGAAAACAGCAGCGAGTTTGACCGGGACGGTCCCAATATCGGCATCAAGCGAACTTTGCAGGAACATGGTAAAAGCGTTCTGGCGTATAAGGTGCACGTCGACAAAAACGGAGTCGTTACTCGCATCTTTCCAGATACGGGGAGCGAATTCGAGGTACTGCATCCCGGACCGTTTTTCAAAGGCGTGGCATTTGGGATGCCGGATATTGAAAGTGCTGAATTTCCGGAGCGAGTGCCAACACGAGCTTCTTTTCTTGATCTCCAAAATGAACACATTGGAGATATTGTTGAAGGAATCAGGCTCAATGGGCGCTGGTATGGCTTAGGAACAGAGCATGAAATACTGCGAGTCGAGATGATTGACGGAGTCGTCACCTCCGATTTTCGCGGTGACGATGATATCACCCTTGAGGAAGACGTCCTCGTTCGCTTGAAGGAAGGCGACGGCACTGGAGCGTGGGATGCCAGGATATTTCGTATCTCCGTATCTCCATTGGGGTCAATTGAGGACGGAGATAACGGTGTTGCTTTTTGGCATCAGTACAAATGGTACTTGCACTCCGTTGATTCCGCTGGTGCGAAGCCAGGCTGTGGGCTGAAAAAAAACCCTGAAACCGGCCGACTTGAAGTCAACCCTTCCGCGCTGGCCGGTGGGGGCCTCAAGGTTGCTGCGGGCGAGGATAGTTGTGCGCTGGAGATCGACCTCAGCAGTTCTTGCGGCCTGAAATTCAAGGGAAACTCGCCGAGCGTTGACAACACGCAACTCGCCGGAGCGGGACTCTCGACATCGGGTGAATGCGGCCTGAAGGCTGACCTCGTACCTGTTCCGGGCAACACGACCACCACTGATAACGTTACCAGTGTTGATCTCGACCTGATTGAGTGCGTGCTGCATCTGACTGAAGAAAAGACCATCGTCACGACGACGCGAAACGCTGCCGGGGAGATCATAGATCAGACGACCTCGTTGCCGGAGACGGCTTTACATTCCGTCGATCTGTGCGACTGTGACTGTGATTCTCTGGCGTCTGGATCGGGTGGCGTTCCGAAACAGATCACGGACTGCTGCCCCGATCCCGGGATAAACCAGACACTCACCGCAACGTTCATGCAGGTTAATAATGGAGGCTGCCCGTGCGGTGATGGGGTTGAAATCACACTGACCGGGGATGGAGGCGATAAGTGGACCGGGAGCGGAGCATTCTGCGACCAAACTGCCGAACTCACCCTTGAGTGCATCGGCGGGTTTTGGGAGCTGTTCATAGTCATAGACCTTGGATTCTGCTACGACGGCAGTGTGGCGTCAAATGGCGATGACGTCTGCGATCCGCTTCTCTTAACATTCGGGGGCAACGACGAGATTGACCAACTGCCTTGCTGCAACGGAAACCAGGGCGAGCTCATAGTCGAAATCACCGCATGACGAATTGTGAATGCAGCGAGCCGGGCGACTGCCCTCGCCACGGCATCCGGAAAAGCGAGCACCGACATCTGCTCTGCCAGACAGATGAAGGGTACTTCCAGATGTGGGAAGAGGGCCGCGGTCCGGGTCAGAAGAAGGGCCACGTCAATCCGTCGCGGGGTCTCGGCGATCGCATCCACAACTGGATCAAGTGGGCTGCGAAGTTTCTTCCAGGATTCCTGCGGAGATCCGTCGAGGAGAAGTCCGAGAATTGCGGGAAGTGCCAGAAGCGCCAGGATGCTTTGAATCAGCTTTTCCCGAAGAAGTCTGGCCAACTGGTTGCGGTAGGTGTCACGACCGCCTACCGGTCAGTCAGCTTCCTGCCAGAGACACTGGCATCCTTGCAACGGGCGGGGTTCGTGGACGTGACCGTCTTTGCCGAGAAGGGTGCAATCGTTCCTAAAGGCAATCACCGAACGATCCAGCACAAACGGGTACTCGGCGCGTGGAAGAATTGGAGACAGAGCATTCACGATCTAATCGCGCTCTACCCGGATGCCCACACGATTCTGATCGTTCAAGACGACGTCGTGTTCTCTCGCGGTATCCGACCACTACTCAACGGCCAGTTTCCAGATGGCGCCGTAGCAATCTCGCTCTACTCCCCGACACAATACGAGGGGAGACGGTCAGTCGTCGGCATGAACCGTGTGAGCGCCAAGTTCATGGTCGGGGCCTGCGCCTTGGCGTTTCCACGCAAGATCGCTGAGGAGATCGTGAACAGCCGCGAGTCCAAGACGTGGCCTGGGACTACGGTTCTCGGCGAAGTGCTTCCTGACATTCGAAAGGCGGCGATCGACGTCTTTGTCGGCCATTGGATGAAATCACGGGGTCTGCGTTGCTACTTCGTTCTGCCGAGCCTCGCGCAACATATTGCGCCGGAGAAATCGCAGTCCTCGCTGGGGCACGGTCAGAGCGGAGACAACTCCCGTCGTGTCAGTCGAACGTTCATTGGCGAGGATGCCCTTGCAACTGACGTTTTCCATTCGGGATTTGTCGATGCCAAGCTACGTGACAAAGCCGCAGTTTGACGCTGCTGCACGACACGACCCGTATTATCACGCCAGCCGGTGGGATTATTACTCGGCAGCGGTCGCGACGCTGAGAGGCCTCGACTTCGGATCCTCGCTTGAACTTGGACCGCATCGTCTGCCGCTGGTGTCCGGCGGGGACACGATGGATCTGAATGCTGGCATTGGCCCGACGGTCCAGCATGACGCAACGACCACCCCGTGGCCGATCGAGGACTCGTCTTACGACCTGTTCATCGCCTTGCAGGTCTGGGAGCATCTGGAGGGTCGGCAGACTGAGGCCTTCGCGGAGGTCATGCGAATCACCCGCCGCTTCGCACTGCTCAGCTTCCCCTTGATGTGGAACAGCCCTGACAATCCATCGCACCACGGCATCACTCGGAATCGCATTAGGGATTGGACTCTTGGGTTCAAGCCGGTCTCGACGGAAGTCATTGGGGCGAAACGCGCGAGGATTATTTACCTGTTCAACATGTCGGACACCGGTTAATCTTTCGCGACTGCCCCCTCGCGTGTACCATGACCGTCGTAATCTTCGGGGAGAAAGGCAAACAGAACATGCGTAACCTGACAAGACGTAGCTGGCTATCCACATTCTGTGCAGCATTGGCGGCTGGTCCGCTGGCGTGGTTCGGATTCAAGGCGAAGGCTGCGGAGGACGACAGGCCCACTATTAAAGAGTTGCTGGCTGAGATTGACGGGCGGCAGAGTACGATGGTTGAGGGCCCGACGGTCATACCGGGGCAGTGCGAATCTGTTAGTGTGGTCAATCACCCCGATCCGGATGTGCAAAAGTGGTGGTGCAAGGTGGTGCACGCTGACGGTGACGAGTCGTGGTACACCGTCGGCAAGCACCCGATGGCGGCGTGCCCACGTCCCGATTGGTACGTTGAACGAATCCGCATCGATGTGAAATGAAATACGAGTCGGCGGCGTGTGGGAAACGCCCGGAAGTGTAGGGTCGGCAGTGGAGTCTGCTGGGAGAGTGGCAGGACCTCGACAGTCCACTCGCACGGACCAGCAGCGGCGGAACCGACAAGTGACAAGGGCTGCCGTGTACGGATAGCAGGAGCCGTGGCGTAAGCGAATCCACTGGGAACAGCACGGTTTGACGGTGGGGCTGTGCCTACTACTGATGCCCCAAGCCGGTTTGAATCCGGCCCGACTCATTTACTTAACAGGGGCAGATCATGCCACACATCGGGAATCGCAAGCGACGCGGCGGAATGGCTCGCGGGCGCGGCGGTCGAACTCGCAGGCGGGGCCTTGCGCAGTCATTGGCGGGCCAGGCACTCGCATCGGTTGCTCCTGCGCCGGACGCCTACGTTCCCGGCGCAGAGCACGGACCGAGCACGCTCGACTCCACAGGATTTCAATCACAGGGCTACTTTGGCCAGTCTTCAGGCGGTGAACCCGCAGCGGCCCTGAACTTGAACGCTCGCCTCCGTCAGCGGCTGACTGGCGAGGACTCTCCGTTTCAAGGCCAACCTGAGCACGCTCCTCCCGAAGTCGCCGGCATGGAGAGTTACTTCAATCTGAAGAGGGCAGCCAGGGAGAGCCTCGCGGCCCGCAACGCAGACGTGTACGCCGGATTCGGAGCCGAGAGTGATTTTGAGCAAACCCAAGGCGAGAACGTCGACAGCGTTCTCAGTGGCAGCGTGTCGGCTCAAGAGCTTCGGCGGCGGCAGCGACAAGGAGGTCGTGCTCCGTCTTGGGGGATGCAGGGCGATACTTTTGGAAGGCAGTATCCAGGTCTGACGCCAGAGGAAGAATTTGAAGCTGCCGAGCGCAACAGAACGCCTGATCAACGTGCTGTCGACCGGACGGGGATGACGCACGAGCAGCGCTTGGAGGAAGCGACGGCGAACCTGGAAGCCAAGCGAGAGGCACGTAGCCTTGGCTCGCTCCTTGGCCCTGAATCGGGACCGGGAGGGCCGATGGCGAGTCGGTATGAGGAACAGGTTCAACGGTCTCTCGCGAACCGCCTTATGCGAAGAGGAGAAGTTCCGGAGAACGCCACGCAGTTCCAGCAGTCACGCGCGAACGAGATGGCGCGCCGGCAGGAATCGCGTCGCCGATACTTCGCTGGTGATGGTGGGGCGGCACCCTTCACTCCTCCGACATCACAAACCGCGCAGACAGACGGCGGTGTGAGCCAGCGCGGGGGTTCAACGCCGACACTGACGGAATCAAGGGAGATTCTAAATTCGTATCGGGAAGGTGGCTCAGTCGATCAGTTTCTTGGGTTCCTTGGCGTGGAACACCGCACGGGTGAAAGCGGCGGCCTATGGTTTGATGAGTTGGCTCTGGAGGAAAAACTGCAAGACATGTTCGTGAGTGGGCAGGAAATTGATGAGAAGTCGCTGGAGTTGCTGGAGCCGTGGATTTCCGCGAGGGGTGGATCCGATCCGGAGTTCTTCAATACCGAGCGAAGCCGGTTCGGCGCATTCGGTGAACCGGGAACCATCCGGTTGCTTCAGGGGATCGCTCAGGGCAAGAGCATTGATGAACTTCGGGCCATCGCAATGGAACGCTCGCTCCCGGCACGTCAAGAGCAACGCCGACAGCAGACCCGCAACATCCCTTCGTATGACATACCGTTCGGAGGATTCTGATGGCGCTTTCTCCGGCAGCAGCGCGATTGCTTACGCGCGCGGGGAGACAGCAGCCAGCAACTCGTGCTCAGAGGCAGGGCGATACCGCTGATCAAGAGTCGGTTGGCAATCTGATTATGCGCCAGGGTCTCTCGGGACTGGCGGGCGTTGGCAACTTCCTTGATCTGGCAACCGGGGCGTCATCTGTTCGCGACATCGTGTCCGGAGAAAACCCATTCGACCAGTTCCTCACCCCGTTCTCTGCTGAAAACAGAGTCGGGGGCCGCGAGATGTTGGAGCGTTTTGGGGCCCTCGGGAGGAACAGGCCCGGATTTGACTGGGGTGACGTTGCTGGGTTCGGTGCGGAAGTGTTTTTCGATCCCGCAACATACGCGACGCTCGGCGGGTCTGCTGTCACGAAGTTAGCCGGCACTGCGATGAAGAACGCGGGCCTGATGCGAGCCGTTACCGCGACCGGCCGCGGCATGGGGTACGGCAAGGCGATGGGCCGCGTGATGCTCACGCCACGGCAGGTCATTCAGACCCCAAGCGAACTCAAACATTTCAGTCGTGCGGCAAGGCAGCTTGGACCGGAGGGGGCAACAAAGGCCGGGCGTCGCGCAATGCTGGACGATCCGATCGGCGGTCTGGCAGGACTTCACGTTCCGTTCGGCCGTAACGTCGCGGTTGCACGTGGCAGTGGTGCGCAGCTACTCGCCCGCGGGATGGATTGGGCCGGCGAAACGATGCGGGCAACTTGGCCCGTTCGCCAGGGAGCGAGACTGTTTGCGTCGTCGGTCCGCGATATGTCGACGCTCCCGATTCAGCGCGCTGCCTCGAAACTCACCGGTGAGATTGCCGGAACTCGCGTGCAGAACAGAGCGCTGGTGGGCCGGGCGATCGCCGATTTGGTCGAACAGGGACGGGTTGGGTCCAAGGACGCCGACCAGCTTCGGAACATCTTCGAGGGGCTGGAGGCCGCTCCGCCCGAGATGGGTCAGATGGTCAACGATGTGTGGGGCCGGCTGGAGGGCGTTCGTCAGGAACTCGACTACGCCGGCCTGCGCTCGGGAATTCTCGACGACGACATGGTCCGGTACTTCCCGCGATTTATGACCGAGATGATGTACGGTTTGCGGCGGGCTGTGAGCGGGAAGGGGAAGAAGGGATTCCAGACGTTCGATCCGACGGAGATGGGTCGGCAACCATTCCTCAAGAACGTCGAGGGCGGCACGGTTCGCATCAAACAGATCCTTCAGGATCCGCAAGTCGCAGCGGCGGCGCGTTGGCAGGACGTACAAACCGTCATCCAGTCGCCGCGCTTTCGTGGTTCGCTTCCGGCTCATCTCGAAGAGGATTTCTCCAAGTGGGCACACGGTCTGAGCGAGAACGTTCGCGAGAGTGGCGTGTTCGGTAATCACCCACTGGTCGATCTTCTCGCCAAGCTGGAGATGAGTGGCGGGGCGGCGCGTTCCGGGAAGGCCATCCTGGAGATGCTGACTGACACGGACGTTCTCGGCTACACGAGCCGCAACGCAAACACCAAGACGATCGGGAACATTCTCCAAAACGCCAACATGGCCCACGGCTCACAGGGGGTTCAGGATGCCGCTAAACGTCTCGGTATGTCGGCAGACGACTTCCTCAGTCGTAGCGTGAACGCGGACATCGCCGACGACATCGGCCGGATGATGAAGTTCTACCAGTCCCCGGACGGCGTGAACGAAGTCCTTCAGGTCGTCGACAGCGTGACGAATCTTTGGAAGGGATACGTCACCGGTATCGCGCCGGCATTCCACACGCGCAACCTCTTCAGTGGCCAGGTCGCCAACGCGATGCACGGGATGTTTTCGGCGAACTCCGTCCGGGCGGCACACGCGATTTTGCGCGGCAGATCGTTCGCAGGACTCGAAGCAATCCCCGCAGTCCGCTGGCGACTGATGAAAGAGTCGCGCGCGCTGACTCCAGGCAACGCGGCCGACATGATCCGGCGCATGGCCTTCGAACACGAGTTGGTGCACGGCCAGGGTGAGGTTGCCAGCGTGGCCGGCCAAGCCGTCGAGCAGGGAGCTACCGGCCTGCAAGAGATGGCTCAGAAGATGCCGGGCGGTCTCGGCGGCGCCCATCCGATCGGCGGGATGCGGATTCTCCGGAAAGCCACGGGACTTGAGCCAGGAACGACATTCAATCCACTTGAAATGCGCGGCTTCGGAGGACGGCCCGAGAGCCGTTTCACACTCGGCGCAGCCGGCGATGAAATCGGAGTCTACGTCGAGGGAATGAACCGTCTGGCACCGTTCATTCAGCAGCTCAAGAGAGGAGTTCGGCCGGGTGAGGCGGCTGATCGCGTCAAGGCCGTCCAGATCGACTATTCGGCCCGAAAGTACACGCAGTTCGAACGCGAGAAGGCTCAGCGGCTGTTTCCCTTCTGGAAGTTTTCAAAAAACGTTTTGCCTCCGACGCTGAAGCTACTGTTCGAGCGTCCCGGCGGCCTGATGGCCCAGACGCTCCGCGCGACACGCCATCTCCGCGGCGAAGACAACCAGATCCTCCCAGAGTACATCTCGCAGCAGGCGGCGATTCCGCTCGGCACCACACCGCAAGGCGACCAGAGATTTCTGAGCGGCTTCGGATTCATGCACGAAGACCCGATCGCCTTTGCCGGCACGCCGAAGACGGTTGGACTTGAACTGCTCAGCCGCGCAAACCCGCTGATCAAGGGTCCGCTGGAATTCGCAACCGGCCAGACGTTCTTCCAGCGTGGCCCGATGGGAGGCCGTCGGTTAGAGGATCTCGACCCCACGATCGGCAGGATCATCTCGAACGCCAAACAGATCATCAGCGGAGAGAAGGCGGAACGCGGCCGAGCGAGGCCGTTCATCAGCACTGGCTTTGAGCAGTTGGTCTCCAACCTCCCGACCGCCCGGATCACCACCAGCCTGCGGACCGCGACAGACACTCGTAAGAACGCGATCGAAAAGGTGATGAACCTGTTCACGGGCGTGCGGCTCACGACGCTCAGTCCGGCCGCCCAGGACGCGGTGATTCGCGAGACCGCCCAGATGTTGATGCGCGAGTACGGCGCCAACGTCTTCGAGAAGGTCTACTTCTCGGACGACGAAAAGGCCGCAATGACCCCGGACAAGCTGCAAATCGCCGAGGGCCTGGAGGCCGTCGTGAAGCAATTGCGGAACAACGCGAAGCTGCGCAAGGACAGCAATCCCCTTGACGCGGCAGCCCGGAGGCGTTAAAGACGTTGGTCATCATGCCAACAGATACCGAACCCCAATCCGAAGTAGCCTGCGAAAGAATCCGGACTCGACTCAGCCTCTATTTTGCGCGAGCCGACACTCCAAGCCAGCGTTCTTTCGCCACCAGTTCCGCAGTGGATCTCAGTGTGCTGAACCGGATTGTGAAGGGTCACATCACCCCGACGATCAAAGTTGTCGGTCGAATCTGTGACGAGTTGGGGATTTCGATTTCCGATCTGACCGGAAAGAAACTTCCTACAATTCTGAAAAACGGCCGAAAGCGGGCTTGACGAGTGTAGGCCACATCACTAACATCCCTCACCACGAGAGGGGGATGTCAGAATGGCTACAACAATTGCGGAGCAGGCACCCGACTGTCCGAAATGCGGAAAGGTCTTGCAATTCGACGGCATGGGCGTTCCGTGCTTCCGTTGTGACGATTGCCGGGGGCTGTGGACGACAACGTTTTTCAAAACGGACGACGCCCCCGAAATTCCCCCACCAACACCCGTCGACATGAGCGCCGACGCTGTGGTGTATTACGATCTCTGCGACCGATACCCGATTCGCATGGACGGCGAAGACTGCCAGTTGTGGATACGCCGCCACGAAGCCCTGCGAGTCGACAACGCCAAGCTCCGGCAGAAGTTGATCCAGTCCAAAAGAGACTTGATAGCCTGCAATTTGCGAAAGCAGTCCATCGCAATGGATGCCCAGGCTCAGGAAGCGGAAAGGAACGTAAAGACAATCGACAAGATTTGTGGTGCTCTGGAACTGGCAGTATCCGACAACGCCAAGCTGCGGAAGCGGGCGACGGAGTTGGAGTCGTTGGTGGCTGTTTTGAGAGACGAGAAAATAGCGTTGCTGAAGCACAGGCGGGAGGCCGACGATGCCTGACACAGCAACCAGCCCGGTGTTCGATTGGGACGGCGTGGCGGCGTGGCGGCGTGATGCCTGGATTCACGAGAACGTTTTTGGAGAGCAGCTTCCATCCAAAGCGGAAATGCTCATCGAAGCGGAGCGAGTCTGGAAAAAGCAACCGCATTGCCGTCACTTCGCGATGGGGTTCTCGGCGTGGCGCGACGACGGGGAATTCGTCTATGAACACATCGTTCCTCGCTACACCACCAACCCCGCCGCCACGGTGCAGGTGTTCGCGGCGATGACTGGCAAGGGCTTCCACATGTCGCTCGACAGCTTTGCCGGCGGCGATATTTGGCACGTCAGCATACTTCGTGGAATGCCGGCAAAAACGGTTGCCGATGTGTCCGGCGAATTCTCCCCCGCGGGATGCCACTGTGCTTACCTCGCACTGAACGCGGAGGAATAATGTGCCTCACCCAACAAAGTTCGTCAAACCGCCACCGCTCGTTCTACCCGACCGTCCCGGAGTGTATCTCGCTGTCGACACGTGGCTGGACGATACCGATATCCTTGTGTGGTGGTTGGGTTCGGATCGGTACTCGAAATTCCGTGCGGTAAATCTCAAATCAGGCGATCCGTGGCCGGTCTTGTTGCCGGCGATCAAGTTCGGCGAGCCGTGGATGTTTTTGGATGACGATGAGGCCGGCGAATGATTACCAACGTGAAGTGCCGAAAGTGTGGAGTCGAGTTCCAGCCGAAAGCGGACCTCAGCACGTTGACTGTTCGGCACTATCCCGGCGGGCCGATACGAGAGTTTATGCGCACGGGCGGTCGCCGATATGGGACTCCAGAGTCGGTCGGAATCAGAATTGCTGGCACTAGGCCGACGAGAGTCACAGTCAGCGGTTTAAGCATGGACCTTCCGTACCGAGTCGGCGACGCAGTGAGGTTGTCCGACTTTGTGCCGGAGGATGCCGGACAACTGGTGTGCACGGAGTTCAAAGAGGTGGGCACGGATAAACCTGAAACGTTCATCGCGACTGCTAAGTTCGAGTTGGTGGACTCCGGTTGCCGCTGTTATCTCTGACACCTCGGAGACGAAGAGTGATGCCACGTAAGACGAAGACGAAGAGACTTCAGGAGGTCGTCGACGAATACCATCGGCGTAACCCTGGTCCGTTCACAATGGACGCCGTCGCCTTGTGGGCGATTCACGAGCGCCTCTATCCGACGCCGGGGCGGCTCACGCGAGAGATCAGAGACGCGGCAGGGTGGGATGCTCGCTTTGCGAGGATTCAAAACGAGGACATTGGAACGTAACGGAAACACTCACCACGGAAGGGGGAAGGCATGTTGGTACTTTCACGAAAAAAAGACGAAAAGATCATCATCGACGGGAACATCGAAGTCATTGTTGTCGAGATTCGCGGCGACAAGGTACGTTTGGGTATCCAGGCGCCACGTGAGATCCCAGTCCATCGGTCCGAAGTAGCGGAGGCCATAGCTCGTGAGCGAAAGCAACAGCAGCAGTAGCACGAAGACGCTGGAGTTTAAGGAGATCGGGCCGGTCCCCCTGATTTCCATTCCGCTTCCGGAGGGCGGCGGAATCGTCGCTTTCGTAGGTCCGAACGGGAGCGGGAAGACGGAACTGCTCAAGGGGGTGAGGACCTGGGTAACGGGCGAGGGGAAGCTCAACAAACGAGATGGTGCGGACGTGGCCTCCGTGAGTGGTCTTGGTGCCACGGTCACGTTTCGCAATTCTACTCGTCGCTCCGGGGAGCTAGAGGCGGTTTCGCTTGACGAGGGGAAATTTTCGATCGCCCAACTGGTTGACCCCGGATTCAACGATCCCGGCGCTGCCGATTCCGCCAGGATCAAGGCCATTCTCGGCATCACTGGCGTCGAGGCTGATGCCAGGAAGTTCTACGATCTGGTTGGTGGCGAGACTCGCCTACTGGCAATTGTGTCTCCGTCGGCTCTCGCGGGCAAAGACCTTGTCGCGATGGCGGCTGCGGTGAAGCGTGACATTGAGGCGGTCGCCCGTAAGCGGGAAGACGCGCAGAAGAACTTCGAGCAGAAACGGGACGCGGCCCTTGAGATGATTAAGGGTGTCGATCTTGATCAGCCGTTCGACGACACCGTGATTGCGGCTGAGTACCGAAAGGTTGTTGGCGAAGAGGCAGAGTTGCGCCGGCAGATCGAACAGTACGCGAACTCAGAAGTCGCGGCGGATACAGCCCGCAGACAGATCGTGGATCAGCCAAAGAACAAGGTGTCCGACGTCGTTCACCGGAGAAGGGCCCTAAATGAAGACCTAGTTGACCTGCGCCGGCAGGTCGCCGCGGCAGAGCAGGCGATTCTGGAGTGCGACGAACACGCACAAAACGCCGAGCGGATAGACGCTGCAAACTTCCTGTGTCAAAAGACGATCGAATGTTTTTCGTTAATGATACGCCCCTCGAAAGTGAAGCTCATAGAGTTGGTCGCATCGGAGGCCACCATCTCCGAGCAGATGCAGAACTGCAAGGTCGTGCGCGAAGCGCGTCTCAAAAAGACAGAAGCCGAGGCGTACGATGTGAACGCCGAAGCGCTAGGGAAAGTGGCGGCTGAAATGCGGACGGCGGCACACGGTTGCACGGGCGTCCTGACATCGGCCGTGGAAAAGGCGTGTCCCGAGATGGGGATCAAGGAGGACGAGCGCGGCAAGACTCGCATTGTGGTCGACACGGATCGCGGACGGACCTACATCGCGGAACTCTCCCACGGCGAGCGGACGACACTGGCATTGAAGATCGCGATACGGTCTGTCGGGCCGGGTGGATTGATCCCGGTGGAACAGGGTTTCTTTGAGGGTCTCGACGACGCGGCGATCGACAACATGCGGACAATGGCCCGCGAGCACAACACCTGGATCGTCACGGCGCGGTCACGTGACGCGCACGACGTCAATCGCGAACTGCACAGCGAAATTGTTTGAGACTTGCTTAGGCACCGACATACTTGACTCACGGAGGGGGCGACAGTGAGAGGTAGAAACCCGTTTTTCGACCGCACAAAAACGAGGCGTCTGGATCGTGAGGATCGAACGATCCTTAGCCGTATTGCTGCCGGCGAGAAGCTGATGATCCTGCGGACTGACGCCTATGACGAGTCCGGGAAGTCGCTGGGGATCTTGAACTACTTCGGATGGGGAGACCTTAAAAACAACGATCCATCTGATTTCGTGGTCTGGATGCTGCTGCGGCGAGGGCTGATCCGGCCGACTGGTTGTGCCGGCGGCGCAGAGTGGTTTGTAATCGACGAAGAGGCCGGAGAGTGATGAGTCAAGTATATCGTTGCCAAAGGTTGATCGGCATGGCGGACATCTCTGGGAGCTTTTGAATGGGTCGTAACAAGAAACCGCCGCCGACGGGCTACACGTGCAAGACGTGCGGGAGGGAGAACGTGTTCTCCAACTACACCCGCAAGAACTGGGACACCGTCCTGGTGCATCATTGCCGGTGCGGAGCCGAACACGATGTGCTTCACGGTCGTGCAAAGCAGATCAAGAAAGGACAGGTCAATGAAGACGCCGCCTGAACCAATCTTCGTAGCCGACGAAAATACTCCCGAGTGGGACGACGCCCGATTGCTGAGCGTCGGCGCGAGTGAGGCCGCGGCGGCCGCCGGCATGAAGGACAGCTACCGTCAGCCGGCCGACGTGTATTGGTCGAAGTGCGGCAAGTCCGAAGACTTCACAGACAACGACGCTGTCGAGTTGGGGAAGCTGTTGGAGCCTGTCGTTCTGGACCGCGTGCTGAAGTATGAGCCGGCCAGAGATCCGCGTTATCCGGTCGGCATGTACCGCATGGCCGATCACCCCTACGTCTCAGCAACTCCCGACGCGCTGGTCTACTCCGAGCGGGTCATGCAGGTCTGTCCGTGCGAACTCAAGACGTCGTGCGGGTTCTACGTGAAGATCCTGATGGAGTCTGGCCAGATGGGGGACGAAGAGACGGACGAGTGTCCCACCGACTGGCTCGTTCAGGCGCAGCAACAGTTGCTCGTGATGAACATGGAGGTCGCGATCGTGGCCGTGTTGATCGACGGCCGGAAGCTGAAGCGGTTTCACGTCGAGGCGGACGCCGGCATCCACGACATCCTGATTGCGTCGGCGAAAGAGATGATCGAGCGGGTGGAGCACAACGACCCTCCGGAGGTCAACTACGAGCACCGCTCGGCTGTCGAACTTACGAACCGCATCTACGACAATGTAGACAGCGGGCTGATCGTTCCGGCGAGTGAAGAGTTCGTCGCGATGTGGGAATGGCAGAAGACTCAGTACGAGGAAGAGAAAAGATTCAAGGCCGAGCGAGCCATCACGCGAGCTAAGTGCAAGGAAGAAATCGGCGACAACTTCGGAGTCGAGTTGCCGGATGGTCGGATCGTGCGCCGCAAAGAGATCCACAAGAAAGAGTACACCGTGAAGCCGTCGAGCTACGTCGACATGCGGGAGATCAAGGGCAAGTGATCACAGTTATAGGAGACTTTGAACTCCGCTGTTCCCGGCGGTTAAGGGCGAAAGTGTCTGACAGCAGTCGATTCTGTTTGGCGCCGGTAGCCGAGGGAAGTGGTGAGGCGTGAGTGCCACGGCAATAACGCATACCCCTCCCCAGGAATACTTACTCCTTCCATGCGGCCAGAGGAGGGCGCCGAAAACCGCGTTCTGGCCTTTTCAAACGAACTGTGAAACCAAGTGAAATAGAAAGGGTGTGACATGGGCGATTGGAGACGAGTCAAAATCGAGGGAACCTGCGGTGCTCACGATGTCCCGAAGCTGCGTGAGATGCTGGACCCCGGAGATGATTACGAGAACTTCCACTGTCTCGTGTATACGGCCGGAGTCTGTGGTCTGCCGGACTGGGCGGGAGAACAAATCAGCGCGGTCGGCAATCTGGCAGAGCGAAATTACGACGCAGAATCTGTCCGCGAAGTGCTGCTCGATATCTTGGGGATGTGTCCGAGCTTGTCGGTGCGGGTGCACGTCGGCGACCACAACGAATCCGCTGAGTGCGTAGCAACGGTTGTCGCGTGCGAGGGCTTGGTGACGGTTGGCGACGCCGCAATCGACACAATACCGGAGTTAGATAGACAGCAGATGGGAGCGAACCTGATGTCCCAATTGAGGCGGGCGCAGGGCTGAGATGCAGGCCCCTTTTTCAATCACAACAGGAGAAACGCAGATGCCATCAGCAACCCAAAAGCAGTCGCAGTCCGCTCCGGCCCAACCACAACAGCAGGAGCAGTCGGGTCTACTCGATCAGGTCATCCAGCAGACGGAGGATGTTCCGGAGATTAAGAAGCGTTGCGGCGATAAGTACGGGATCAGCCCGGACAGTGTTGTGGAGTTCATGCGGCGGAGCATTTTCAAGCCGGGTCAGATCGACAACCCGAACTTTCCTGGACAGGGCCAGCCTCGGAGGATTGACGCCCCGCTATTCACCAACGCCGAAGTCTTCGCCGGCATGGTCCTGATTGCCAACTACAACCTCGACCCCGTAACCAAGGAAATCTACCTCGTCCGCGGGAACGACGGGCGGGTGTTCGTAATCATTGGTGTGGACGGCTGGATCAAGTGCTGTCAGCGGGTTCCAGGATACGACGGTCACACATTCGAGGAACACCGAGACGAAAAAGAGCGCCTTGTCGCGATCACGTGCACGATCTTCAATAAGCATCGCACGCACCCGTCAGCGTTCAAGGCGTATATGTCGGATTGGAACAGTGGGCAGATGAAGTGGAAGACGGGGGCGGGTGGACTCCCAAACCACATGCTTCTGATCACGTCGTACCGACACGCCGCCCGATTCTACACCAGCATCAGTGCGCTGACCCCGGATGAGTTCGTCCAGATGGAGGCCGTACTGGAGGCCACCGAGCGGGCACAGAAGGAAGACCCGCTTGCCTACTCCCGTGGTACAAAGTCACAGCGTCTTGCCCAGGAGGCGGCAATCAAAAAGTATCAGCAGCCCAATAACGCTCCTATGGACCCCGGAACCGACACTGAAGCTGGCGGGCCTCCGGTGTATGCGGACGCGCCCCAGACGAAAACGGCGAGAGCGCCCGATCCCGACGACGAGCCAGTCTTCGAGTTCCTCAGTCGGATGCTCACGGAATGGCAAACGCCGGAGACAGTCGAGCGCTACGAGAAGGAGATGATTCCAGACGGCGTCGAAAGCGGCGACATCACCGCTGACCAGGCGAACGAGCTGTTCAAACAGATTACCGACTTGCGGGCGGGGCCTGCCGAGCCTCCTGATTCAAAAGACGGCCTGTTTCCAAAAGCAGAGTGAGGCGGGAGAAACTGATGGGCGAAATCGCAGACGACATCTACGAAGGCATCACGTGCCAGTTGTGCGGCGTCTTCTTCGACGACGTGCTTGAAGGGGCAGAGCCTCCGGGCCACCCCAGAACTTGTGACGACTGTTTGGAGGAAATGTAATGCCCGACACTTCTGCGACTCCCCTTGACCGTCCCGACGACTTTCTCGCTGAATACGTCCGCTGGCTGCTGTCGCTCGAATCCGATCGGCGCATCCTGCTTGGCCCGGACGGCATCGCGCTGCTCGTCACGGTCGCCCACATGGAAGACAGGCTGGGCAAGGCTCCCACGATGTTCGACTCGCATTTGGCGAGGTCGTGTGGCGGCATTGGCGTGGAAGCGCTTTGTCGGTTGGTCGATCGCTTGGTGAAAGATAACTTACTTGACTGCATGGACATCGCCGACCATCCTGCCTTGTGCTGCTACTGGGTCAAGATGGGGGTCACGGGGATCAAGTCTGCGTCTCACGCTGAGTCACCCTCCGAGCTTCTCCCCTGCCCATTCTGCGGCAGTAATGTCGTGTTCGACAACTGGGGGCTTCACCACGACGGCCCTAATCCTGAGTGCATTATCGGAACAAGGGTCATTGTTCAAATTCCAGGGGCGATCTGTGATCTCGCCGATCAGTGGAACGCTCGCGTGGAAGACGTCACCGCATGATCGCCACCTACCCGACACACGATCCGCGAACTAGAGGAGATCAATAATGGGTGCGACACAGCAGCCGTCAACTCCGGTGATCCATGAAGAAGGTATGGTCACGGATAGCCGTAACTACGATCAGGCAGCCGCGCTCTCTGCCGCGAGACTTGTCGCTACCGCGCGACTCGCCGATCTGACGCAGCCGCCGAATGTTCGCGTTGTATGGGAGTCGCTCTTGGAAAGCACTTCTGCTGGTCTTGACATCATTGCGGCAAGTTCACCCGGATTGGTCCAGAGTCCGGTGAGAGGAGATGTGGGATGTTCATGAGAAAATTTCTGTTTGGGGTAGCGTGCTTTTTTGCCTTCATGTACGGCGTGCTTTCGATTGGCGGTCACACCGAACTGAAAGGATTTGACGCCGGCAGTGTTGAAAGGAAGATTGCTCGCGGAGAGATCGGGTACTACCAGTCGAAGTTCCTGATGTTCTCGGTGCTGGTCTGGCTCACGTGTCCTTGGAAAGATGAGTCTTGACAATTCCTGAGCATCGAGTAGGCGAATGGAGAACCGACATGGCTGAATGCAGCGGCGAGCCGTACCACAAGATCCAGACCGTGTTCAAGAGGGACCCGGACAACCGTCACAAGACCCTTTTGCTCGGCGAATACTCGCTTCCTGCTTTTGAGTTCTTGCAGGACTGTGAATGGGAATTCACCGAGAAGGTGGACGGGACCAACATCCGGGTCATCACTGACGCGATCTGCCGCGTGGAGTTCAGGGGGAAGTCCGACAACGCCCAATTGCCCCCTAAGCTGCTGTCGCGGCTGTGCGAGGTCTTCTTTGATGACACCCTGCAAGAGCAATTCCCAGACGGCGCGTGCCTTTACGGGGAGGGCTACGGCGCTGGCATCCAGAGTGGCGGGAACTACCGTGCCAACCAAGATTTTGTTCTCTTCGACGTCAAGGTGGGGGACTGGTGGCTCCGGAGAGCGGATGTCGAACAGGTGGCCGAAACACTCGGTCTTGAATGCGTGCCTTTGGTGGGAACAGGAACCCTGAAGGACATGGTGCGGATCGTCCAAGAAGGGTTCACGTCCGCCTGGGGTGACTTCCCCGCGGAAGGGTTGGTAGCGCGCCCCACAGAAGGGCTGTTCGACAGAGGCGGTCACAGAATAATCACGAAGCTGAAACTCAAGGATTTCGTCTGACGTTGACAACCCCTGAGTCCCGGTAGGGAGCGTGCGATGAAGATTCTTTATGCGTTGATTGCGGGGATCGTGATCGGCTGCGTGTCGGATGTCGCGTTCCTGTGGGCTACCGGCCGCGGCACCAGCAACGAGACAATTGTTTTAAGCGATGAAGAGAATGATCGCGAGAATGATCGCCTAATGTCGCGTCTCTTGGATCGTATTCCCCACCGGGCGTCTCGCTACGCTAACTACAGGTCTCAGGCGAATGGCGGGGAGAGCCTTCGGGATCGTCTGCGCGAACTCTCTGAGCGGCCGCCGCTCTTTCGCGGGAGTACGCACGGTCGTGAAAAGCTGGTCGAGATCCTGGGGGTTGACGAGCCAGCGGCCCCGTCGGACGTCCAGATTTTCGCGGAGTTCCACCACCACGGATTCCGGTTTCAAGACTACGTGTTCCGCATGCCGGACGGGGTCCGAGTCCCTGTGTTCGTCGGCAGCCCCGGCGGAACGCAGCCTGCTGACGGCTGGCCCGTGATGATCTGCATTCCCGGACACGGTCCTGGGCGAGTCAAGCCGATCGCGTTGGGGGTTCGGGCAGAGGGGAACCGCGACTACGGCCTTCAGGCACTCCGCGCTGGATTCGCGGTAGCGGTTATCGAGATGCGGGGGCAGGGTTCTCTGCGCATCGCGGGGAAGGGCGCCGCCTCTGGCATGAGCTTCGACTGCACCAAGACGGCAGCCCAGTGGGAGGCGGTCGGGAAGCCGCTTGCCGGGCAGTGGGTGAACGACGTGTCCTCGGTTGTGAGTTGGCTGGACACCATGCCGGATTTCGACGGCAGCCGCATCGGAATCGTCGGCCAGTCTCTCGGAGGTGCGGTCGCACTCTATGCGGGCGCGTGTGACGAGCGGATCAGGTGCGTCATCACGTCGGGATTCTTCGCACCAATGGCGGACTCCTGTCTCGACCACAACTACCACTCGTGCCCGGCCTGTTTGCCGCACGGCTTGCGGGAGCACTTCGATCTTCCTGACATCGCGGCCTTGATTGCGCCGCGTTCACTGATGGTGATCGTGGGCGACAGGGATGTCGCGCCGGTTGATTCCATTCGGGAGGGGTTCGCGATCACGCGGGCCGTCTACCACAACAGGGCTGACTGCATCCTGTCGGTAAACGAGGGGGCGCACGCATTCTACCCGGATGGCGTGTGGGAGTTTGCAACCGACGCCTTGGACTGACGTTGACAATTCCTGAGATCCCGGTAGGCTCGGCGTGTCTTTGTAAACGGAGAACGGGACATGATGCCCCGTATAATCAGAGAACCTCAATTCGCGGTCGGCCCGGTGAAAAACTGGGAGCGCTGTCTCCGTGGCGTAAAGACCCGGTCGCGAATTGGGGTTTTCTTTGCGCAAGGAGAGCGCTGTGATTGCCACATCCCAATACCCCTCTCGCCCTAAGTTCTTCGCCCTCTCGTTCCAGCGGTGGCTGATCTCATCCGGGGCTGCCCGGCGGATCGGCCCGAACGGCATGACGCTGCTCGCTGCCGTCGTGCTGATGGAGGACGCCAAGCGGTACGAAGCCGCCCCGACGTTCTGGCTTTCCCAGCTTGTCTCAGCTACCGGGATGTCCAAGACCACGGTCTGTCGAGTCCGGAAGCTGCTCGTGTCGGCAGGGCTGCTGAAATACGAGTCTGGGAGCAACTCACGGCGGAAGGCGCCGGGCGTATATTGGGTAATTCCCGGGGGCCGTGGCAAACCACGCGCAGCCGACGCGCAGCCGACGCGCGAGGCGTTACGCGCATCAGATCGGAAAGGCTGCGCGCATCAGATTGACCCGCATCCTTACCCGAACAGTTCTTCCTCCCCACCACCTACCACCACAAAGACCCATTCCCCAGACCTGCACCGGGACGAGGTGGTGGCTGAGATGGAAAGTGAAGCAAAGCTCCGCAAGATCAACGCTTCCAAGACCTTAGCGCGTTCAGCCTACTCGCGGGGCTTCACGATCGGGCAATTCCGGGCGATCTTGGATGAATTCTCGAAGCGGCCGAACGTCGGCGCCGGCTATCTGGTCTCGGTGAGATTCGCCGCCTACGGGCCTGAAGTTCCTCCGGGCGAGGGTTGGCCCACCGACGAGTCCCGAGACGCTGTAGTGGCCGCTGAAGGCGTCAGGCGTGACGCCCTCGACGCCGCAGCCGAGTTCAAGCAGCATGGTCTAAGGATCTATCCGGTGGACGCGACAGGCGGCGTAAGATGGGCGGTTGGGAAGATTGAGGATGGGTACGAAACGGCAATCCCGATAGCGAGGGAGTTTAGGTCTATCAAATCAGCCCGCGAGTTCTCCGAGTGCCTGATGTCGCTGGCGGACTGGAGGCTTCCCGCTGAGGAGTTGAGCGGCATGGGGCTTCGTGAGCCAATCGCAACCTTACGGTCTGAATTTGGGGTGACGAAATGATCGAACGGATTTGGAGTTGCAATGCGAATCCTGAAGGAGAGAAAACCTTTGGCATTGACATACTTGACTCATCAAAAAGGAGGGCGTGATGCCCGGACCAGTCTCAGACTCCTACGACCCGGAGTTCGGAACACGAGAAGTCGCCGACGACATTGATGGCGCCCTCAGAGCCGTCTACGACCGCCTCACAGTCATCCTCGGGAACAAGCCACCGATGAACATCCTCGATCTCGTCGACGCCAAACTGGATAGCTTCATCGTCGCAGGGGGAGGGCTAACCGAACGGGAGTGGCGGTTGCTCCGATTCGCGATTGAAAGAGCACGCCAGTCGCTCTGATGAGCCAAGTATATCAGTACTAAAATCATGCTGCCAATAGCGACTGAACGGCTGGGTAAGGCTGGGGATTGGCGCCGGCCGGTGGGCGAACTGCGGGCTGATCCGGCTATTGTCACGGCAGTGGAGTCTGTCAGAGCAGCTTGCCCTCTCGACCGCAGCGGGACCGGACCAGCCGAGAGAGTCGATCGACTTAGAGAAGCGAGCCCAACATTACAGGCTTAAATTCAACTACGCATGTCAGAATCACGAGAACCACACCTTGTATTCTTGCTCAAAAGAAAGGCAAAAGGTCGATGGAAGTCGTACAAAACAGAACTGTTCGACGCCAGTCTGTGGCCAAAGAAGCGGTTCGTCACGTCGCGAGGCGAGCCATGCCCGGACGCACACTGGGGATACGGGAGCAACCGATACCGGGTTCGAATCGCCGGACGCTGGTGGAAGATGGAAAACGGCGATGACATCGCAATAACCCAGTCGGAATTCAGGGACGTACTGTGGAGATCACTCAAAAAATGGTGGCTCTGAAGGCTGACCCGAAGATCCGGGCGGCCGTGGAGGAGATTCGAGCATGATTAGAGAATGGTTGAGAATTCGGGTTTCGGGTAGCGGGTTTCTGTATCGCCGTGATCGAGAGACCACGGAGGATTCAGGAGAGCATCCGGCGTGGGGGAAGGTGGTTCGGATAAGCCCCCGGTCTTATCACGCGGGCGAACAATTTGGCTACTCAATCGGGATGACGGCGGGGATTATGTTCGGCTTTCTTGCCGGACTCGCGTTCATGTGTCTTGCACGGTGAGAAGTGATGCCACCAGAAAAACCAGATGAATGCGACCACGTCTTCAACCACAACGACGTCTGTGAGAAGTGCGGCATGAAACCGTTGAGGCTGAAGCGTCGCAGCGTCGAGGACCGGTTGACGGAACTGGCGACTCAGGTCTCGTTGCTGCAATTCCGGGCCAACACGCGGGACACGGAAATGATCGGACTGATGGACCGGATCAGAGAATTGGAAAGCCTGGTGAATCTCTAATGCCCACAAATTGCAACCACTATCGAGCTGTCGCCAAGACACACCTGGTGGACGGTCAAAGTGATTTAATCGTGTTGGCGAGGGATCTGAGGCTGGTCGGGATGGGAAGTGAGGCCGCTGTCGTTGAACAGTTGGCGGAGGTCCTCACCACCGTCATCGGAAAACTGATCGTGACACTCGGCCAGAAACTGCTTCCTGAGAACTTGGGAAACGACGTATCGCGATCGTGCGGGCGGCGGTTGAGGAGATGAGTCATGCCTAAGCTATCCACCAATTTGGTGACGTTCATCGGAATCCCGGTTTGCATCATCTTCATGACCGGCTGTGAGGTATTGAGGGTCCCCTATGACAAGAGCGTCGAGAACTTCAGACGACGGTCCTACCAGTGCGGGTGCGGAATCATTGCGGTAATCGCGGCTGTTGTTGTTGCGTGGATTCTGAAATGACGCGGAAGAAAATAACCGCCCTGGCCGCCTGGTACGGGAGTAATCGAATGCTCGCGAAGCACGTCGGAGAAGCGACATGATCTTGCAGGCTGACGCAACGCGACTCCCGCTAGCCGATCAGGTCGTTGACTTGGTGGTGGGGAGTCCTCCGTATTGCGACGCCCGCTGGTACGGCGACAAGGACGCTCACGCCCGCGGCTGTCTGGAATGGGTCGAGTGGATGCTTGAGGTGACGAATGAGGCCCTCCGCGTCTGCCGCGGCCCCGTGATATGGGTTTGTGCCGGCGTGACGCGAGACAGGACGTACTGGCCGGCCTGTGAGGGTCTCCTGTGGGAATGGTGGAAGCGGGGAGGGTCGAGTTATCGGCCGGTGTATTGGTATCGGTCTGGGATTCCTGGAAGCGGGGGAGACCAGTGGTTTAGGGCAGACGTGGAATACTGCCTGTGTTTCAAGCGACCCGGCAAACTTCCCTGGGCCGACAACACGGTGATGGGGCATCCGCCAAAGTGGGCACCAGGCGGTGAGATGAGCTATCGGCTTTCGGACGGAGATAGGGTGAACTATTGGGGCCGCGGAGAGTCAGCAGAGTCCGGCGGCAGTCGGCGGGCCAACGGCAATCGCCGCAAAATGTTCTCAGCGCAGAAACGACAGCACACGAAAGGTAAGGCCAATGGAGACATGGAGGTCCAAGAGTACGTGCCGCCTGTTATCGCCAATCCCGGAAACCTGATTCGCACAAACACCGGTGGCGGAAGAATCGGCGACAGGATGGCCCACGAAAACGAAGCCCCATTCCCCGAGAAGCTGCCGGAGTGGTTCATTCTGTCGCTCTGCCCACCTGGCGGCACGGTGCTCGACCCGTTCAGCGGCTCCGGAACGACGGCGAAAGTAGCCAAGGTGCACGGCCGGAACTTCATCGCGGCAGACCTTCGGTTCTCACAATGCGAGTTGACTCGGCGACGGACGACGAACATTCAGCGAGACCTGTTATCTGCGGTGAATCATTGACCGGCCGGAAGCAATCGAACGCTCCCGGTCCGGAGGTTTTGTTGGTGAGGAACTGATGGAAGCCAGTGAGATAATTTCTGAAGCAATCGAGCGGTACAACCCGTCGCATGTCTTCGGGCTGTTCAGCGGTGGGCACGACTCGTTGTGCGCCTGCCACGTCGCGAGTCAGCACCCTCGGTTTGACGGTTGCATCCACATCAAGACGGGGATCGGAATTAAGGAAACACGAGAGTTCGTCCAAGACACGTGTAAACGGTTCGGCTGGCCGCTGCACGTGTACCACCCGATGGACTCCTACGAAGACTTGGTGATAGATCAAGGATTCCCCGGTCCTGGAATGCACTGGAAGATGTATGACCGACTCAAGGAACGTTGCCTTCGGCATGTGTTGCGGGAGTGTCGCGACCCGACCGACAGGCGGAGAAAGATTGCGTTCGTGTCCGGCGTGAGACGAAAGGAAAGTGTCAGGCGAATGATCAACATCGGTATCAACCCGATAACGACTGGGTTGAAGAATCCGTCGCCGCGAATCGTGTGGGCCAATCCACTGATCGACTGGGATGGAGACGACAAGCGACGGTACATGGACGCTAATGATCTTCCACACAACCGTGTCGTCGAGTTGCTCTGTATGAGTGGCGAGTGTCTGTGTGGGGCGTTTGCCCAGCCGGGAGAACTGGAAATGATCCGAAGTTTTTACCCGGCCGCTGCTGAGGAGATTGACCGGATTGCTGTGAATGTGAAAGCGGCCGGCAAGCACTGCGTATGGGGAACGCGACCACCGGGAACACGGAACAAACCAGACCCACGGCAAATGGAATTACCGCTGTGCTGGTCCTGTGAGGCAAAGGGAAATTGATGACTGATCAACACGAGAGTCACGTCACCGGAATCAACGAGATTCTGTACGGTCAGGTCATCCCCGGCGTTCGCTCAACGCACGGTGTGCCAATCATCAAGCCGGACTGGAAGATCAACAGGAGAATGGTGTTTGAGATGCGCGCCCTATTCGAGCCACGCCTTGTTTATCAGCATCCGTACATCCTACTTCCTCCGAGTGACTCGCAGGCCCGACCCGCCAGCAACTACCTGACGTTGTTCCTCTTGGCCCTGGCGACGGCACTGTTCGCGATTGCGTGGAGCACGGCACGATGAAGAAGTTCAGAACGATCCTCGCCGATCCACCGTGGCGGTTCCGAAACCGAACCGGCAAAGTTGCGCCCGAGCACAGGCGGTTGAAGCGGTACGAGACGATGAAACTCGACGATATCTGTGCCCTGAACGTCGCCGAACACGCCGCCGACAAGAGCCACCTCTACCTGTGGGTTCCGAACGCGATGTTGCCCGACGGACTGGCCGTGATGGAAGCCTGGGGTTTCCGATACGTATCGAATCTCGTCTGGTACAAGATCCGCAAGGACGGAGGCCCGGACGGCCGCGGCGTCGGGTTCTACTTTCGGAACGTCACCGAGTTGCTGTTGTTCGGAGTTCGCGGAAAGATGCGGACACTCGCCCCCGGACGTCGGCAGGTCAACCTGTTGGCCACGCGGAAGAGAGAGCATTCGCGGAAGCCGGACGAGATGTACGACATCATCGAAGCGTGCAGCCCAGGGCCGCGTCTCGAAATGTTCGCCCGATTCCACCGCAAGGGCTGGACGCAGTGTGGTGACGAGGTTGACGGCAACGTGAAAGGATTTCTGACATGACAGAAGAAATCGAAGCCGGTCCAGAAACAGACAGGAAGGTCGCCGAAGCGCTGGGGACGGTGCGGGAGGAGCACGGCTGGCATCCGACGGGGGAATGCAGCTTCTACGTGAACCTGTACCGTTGCAAGCATTGCGGCGAATACGATCTCTCCGAGAGTGCAGGGGACGCGGATCCCGGCCCCTGCATCCCGCCCTACTCGACGGACTGGAATTACGCGATGGCGGCCTTCATCCTCAGCCCTGAACTCGCAACGAACCATGTTATTGGGACCTTAGATGTAGGTCCCGACTGGGCGCTCTGGCGGACTCGTGTTGGCGATGACAATTGCGACATCCTTGAACATGGCAAGCTCGCCGACATCCATGAAACAGGCCCGCTGGCAATCTGCGGGGCCATCCTGAAGTTTGTCGCGGAGAAGTCAAAATGAAACGTCTGCTGTTTCGTGTACTCGCCGTTGTTCGATTATGGATCACTCACATCCTGATAATCTTTGCGGCCATCGCGTTTCTCCTCCCGGCGGTGATCGCCTTCGGCGTGTTGTCGGCTGTCTTCGTTCTCGCCACCGTTGTGCTTGTCCTTGCCGCCATGCTGGGGGCGTTCATCGCGTGGCTTGGAATTTTAGTAGCCCCGGAGGGCTTAGTGACCAATATCGTACAGGCATGCCGGGACGAGCCTGTCAGCCAACCAAAAATCGACGCGGATCTTGCAGGAGACGGAAAATGAAACAGTTCGGACTCGACCAAGTCACTCACGGCCGCCGTCGCCACCTTCAGTGGTATCGGTCCACACGCGATCGCAACAAGGCGGTCAAGCAGTTGCTTCACAACGGACGAATCCAGGTTGCGCCAAAGGAGCGATAAAATGCCCGGTGGAATTGACGACAGCACACACGGCGGACCGTTCTTCGCGGAAATGCCATGCAAACCCAACCCTGGAATCTACGGGAAGTTCGTAGTCCAGAGAACAGACGGGGGTTCCCGTCCGGGAAAGAAGCATCACGGCTGCGATTACTTCGTGCTCGACCTGACGCACGACCGGCACGCAGTCGCAGCAATCGCAGCGTACGTCCTCTCGTGCGAACAAGAAAAACCGGAGTTGGCAGAGGACTTGAATCTCTGGTTAGCGTCCAAAGGAGCGTTAGGTGACGGATAATCCATTCACGAAAGTGCCGCCGCACGCCTTGGAGGCGGAACGGGCCGTTCTGGGTTCGATGCTGATGGCGCGGGACGCGATCGACGTGGTGGCTGAACTTCTCGATGACGCCGACTTCTACAACGACGCGAACCAACGGATCTACGCGACGATGTTGCGGATGCACGGGGAAGGCGTCCACGGGATCGATCCGGTGACGGTGTTTGCTGAACTGGGACAGAAGAAAGCACTCTCGGACGTCGGCGGCGCGAAGTATCTGGCGGAGCTTCTTGAAGCCGTGGCACACCCATCGCACGCGAAATACTACGCGGAGATCGTGCAGGATCGTTCGCAGCGCCGCCAACTGATCGACACCGGGTCCGAAATGATCCGGGAAGCCTTCGACGAGGGGAAGGACTACAAGGACATTGTCGCTGAAGCCGAGTCAGCGATTCACCGCCAGATCGAAAGGGACATCGGGGCAGACGCAGTGGATCTGACCGAGGTACTCTTCCAGGTTTTCGACGAGCGGAGCCGAGAGCGAAGGGACCTCGTGTTCACCGGCTACAAGGCACTCGACGATCTTACGGCTGGCCTGGAGGGCGGAAATGTGATCGTGCTCGCCGCTCGGGTATCGGTCGGGAAGACGGCATTGGCCCTCAGTATGGCAATCAATTGCGCCGACAACGGCACGGGAGTTCTGTTTGTCAGCCTTGAACAATCGGCCCTGGAAATTGCCGAGAGGATGCTGTCGATCAAGTCGAAACTCCCGTTTCGCGACATTAAGACCAATAATCTACGCGAAGAGGACCGGACGTTACTGCTGGAAAAATCCTCAGAGCTTTCGGACGCCAACATATTCGTCGACGACCGCGTTCCGAGAAACATGCAGCAGATCGCCGGATACGCTCGATTGAAAGTGCGCCGGGACGGGGTCAAGCTCATCATCATAGATTACATACAACTGATCGCCCCGCGCACCAGGCGCGACCCACGAGAAGTGCAGGTTGCGGAGATCAGTCAGGGCATCAAACACCTCGCCCGCTCGCTGAACGTGGTCATCATTGTGCTGGCTCAGTTGAACCGAGAAATTGAAAAGCGTCCCAACAGTGAGCCCAGGCTGTCGGATCTCCGAGAGAGTGGTGCCATCGAACAGGACGCGGATCTCGTGTGGATGATCCAGCGACCGGCGAAGTGGGTGGGCAGAGATCCCGCCGAGCCAGTCGAGGATGATGACAAGCGGGCGGTGCTATGGGTGAAAAAGCATAGAAATGGGCAAACCGGCCCGGTGAATCTTGAGTTTTCGGGAAGCGTAATGCGGTTCGATGATCCGCATAGCGACTTCTCACAACAGGACCTTGGTTTTTGAAAGGGAGGCTCGGATGGCAGATCAGGAAACAGGCTCGATGGCGGACTGGCGGGACAAGCCTCCGCCGAAACCGGTGAAAGATGCGGCGGACGTCTACGACAAGATGCACCGCGCCAAATCGGCCGCAACCAAGAGGTTCAACACAGCAGACGACAATCTGAAGGAGTTGATGCGAAAGCACCAAGTTGCGCGCTGCCCCGTGAGAGAAGGTACAAAGAATCTGGTTCTCACCAACGAGGACAAGGTGAAGTACGAAAAACCGAAGGACACGGCGGCGACGGAAGAAGAAGAGTGATTCAGCTTCGCAGTTGTCGGTTCCGCGCCGACCGCAAGGCCGCGTCATCAAGCCCGAGTCCGGTGGGAGGCCGGCGTTTCATAAGAGGAGAGTGTGATGGCAAACATGACCGCGCCAGTTAGATTACTCGTTGCAGCGCTGCGGGGCGGAAAGTACACGCAGTGCTACGGATCTCATATTCGAGAAGGATCATCATTCTGCGTCCTCGGTGTTGCGTGCGATATCTATCAGAAATCACATCCCTACGAAAAATGGGAAGCGACTCCCTACGGGTACTACCGGTTTATGGGTCATCAGGAGAATATGTCGTTGGCCGTAAGGGATTGGTTCGGCTTCCGTGATACCTTTGGGCACTTTGGGTCCGGATACCGACAGTGTCTCGCAAACCAAAACGACGACGGTGTGTCATTCCGGGAACTCGCCGATCTCATCGAACAACGCATTGATGACTTGTAATCAGTTGGGAGGCATTGATGGCCAATAGGTTAAAGCTGGCGCCGAAACTGTTTCTGCCCCACGAGACGGTGACGCAGACGTTCGTCATTCTCGGAAAGCGGGGCAGTGGGAAGTCGAACACCGGCGTGGTGATGTTTGAGGAGTTGGTACGGGCGGGCTTGCCTGCGGTCGTGGTCGACCCGATGGACAACTGGTGGGGGGCGGTATCGTCGTTCGACGGTAAACAAGCCGGGCTGGAGGTGGTGATCTTCGGAGGCCATAAAGCCGACGTGCCGCTGGAAGACACTTCGGGAAAGTTCATCGCGGATCTGCTGATGAAAGAAGGGATGTCCGCGATCTTAAGCGTGAAACATCTCAGCCAGTCCGGCATCAAGAGATTTGTCACAGAATTCGCATTGCAACTCTACCGCAAGAACCAGGACCCGTTGCATCTGATACTCGAAGAAGCTGAGTTGTTTGCACCGCAAACTGTGCGCGCAGAAGACGCGAAGATGGTCGCGGCGATCAGCCATATCGCGCTACGTGGCAGATCAAGCGGTCTCGGAGTCACGGCGATCGTTCAGCGGACCGCCAAGGTCAACAAGGATCTCCCGACGCAGTTGGAGGTGCTGATCGCCCACCGTTGCACAGGCGCGACGGACATCAAGGCCGTTAAACTTTGGACCGACGCCCACGGGACTGACGAACAGAAGGCGGCGCTTCTCGGCAGCATCGCGAAGCTAAAGGACGGTGAGGCATGGGTGTGGTCTCCGGCTTGGCTGGACCTCTTCGGCCGCTACCAAATTCGCCGGCGCTCGACTTTCGATTCTGCTGCCACGCCAAAACCCGGCCAGCGCCGCCGGCAACCAACCAAGCGGTCCGACCTGGATCTTGGCGCGCTGCGGGACTCAATGGCCGACACGATTAAACGTCATCAGGACAACGACCCGGCGGAACTCAAGAAAGTCGTTGCTGCGTTGAAGCGGGATATCACAAAGCTGGAAAAACAGCGTGATGGCCAGGTGCCGGTTGCCGACAAAGAATCCATCAGTCGAGCCGTCACCGTGGCCGAGGCGAAAAGCAACCTTCACTGGAGGGGCCAAATCGCCACGTTGCACCGGGCTCACGACAATCTCGCTGCGAGTCTCGCCAAGATCCATCAGGAGAGCGCCTCCAACGGCGAAGCGGTGCCTCAGATATCCGAGCCGCCAGCGTCACCGGTTGTGTTGAATCCGCCGCTTCGATCGAAGTCGGTCATCCGCCGGGAGGACGTCCAGCGAGCTACTCAATCGACACAGGCGACCTACGACGGAGAGCCTCTCCATAAGAAGTACCAAAAGCTGCTCGACTCACTCGCTTCGCTGGAGGCGATGGGTGTGTTGGCACCAGAGCGAGCCGTCGTGGCGGCCGTCGCTGGAGTGTCGCCGAAAAGCAGCGCTTTCGATGGAAACGTCAGATGCCTGAAGGCAGAGGAGTTGTTGTCGTACCCCAACGCTGGCGTTCTTGCGATTACGGATGCAGGTCGCGAGCGTGCAAGGGCGACCGATCGCTTGTTGACGACCGACGATCTTCATGAGGCATGGAGGCGGTGCCCAGCCTTGAAGCCGGCCCACGTTAAGCTGCTCGACGTATTGATCGCGAGATACCCGCGAGAAATTGGGCGACAGGATTTGGCTGATGCAGCCGAAGTCTCCGTTGCATCCAGCGCGTTCGACGGAAATATACGACTACTGAAAAAGATCGGTCTTGTCGAATACCCATCGCACGGATTGGTTCTCGCGGACAAGAAACTCCTGTTTCCGGAAGAGTTGTAGGGAGCGCATCGTGAAAGAGATCGCAAGGTTTTTCGTGCACGCCAAACCGGAGCCCGCCGGCAGCAAGGTCGGCTTTGGGTATCTGCGGGTGGACGGCGATCGCTGCCCGAGTTGTGATAGGAACATGGGAAAGATCGGGGTGTCGGTCGTCGATGCGAACAAGAAAGTTGATGCGTGGAAGAAACAAGTGAAAGCCGTGGCGAGAAAGGTGTGGGGCGGAAAGGACCTCGTCACCGGAGCGGTGGTGGTCGAGATGGTGTTTCATGCAATTCGTCCGAAGTCTCACTACCGAAGCGGCCGGTCGACCTCGCACCTCTTGACAAAAGCGGCCCCAGACTACCCCACGATGGCGCCTGATGCCCTGAAATTTGCGAGAGGTGTTGAGGACGCGCTGACAAAGGTGATCTACTACGACGACGCACAGATCGTGTCGGGGAGGCAACACAAAATCTACTCGGACAGGGTAGGCGTCGAAGTTATAATTTGGCAATTTGATCCCCTGCCAAGGGAGGGTTGATCAATGCCTGCTGGCCCGATGGAAGACGAGTGGGCAGTCAGCATCGTGGATCAGTGCCGCGCTGCCGGCGTGGCCTGTTTTGTGAAACAGGTGACCGTCAACGGTCGGGTGCAGCATGACCTCGACAAATTCCCGACCAAGTTGCAGATCAGGGAGTTCCCAAAGGTGGAGAGGTTGAGCACCCCATGCCCATAAGCCCACTCGGACAAAAGAAACAGTTGTCAATCACGATGCCGCAGCATGAGTACGTGGCAATTCAACACGAGGCGATCCGGCAGAGGATCAGCAGTAGCGAACTCATTCGCCGGTACATTCGGTCGGATGTGGAAGAATTGGTGGAAAAGGAAAGGGAGCTGGAATGACCACAATAACAGTCCAGATCCGCTGGATTCTCCTGCTCGACATGCCGGACGTCCTCGAAATCGAACGCGAAAGCTTCGAGTTCTCCTGGACCGAAGACGACTTCCTCTGCTGCCTCAAGCAGCGGAACTGCAGCGGAATGGTCGCCGAGCACGACGGACGAATTGTCGGCTTCATGATCTACGAGCTGCACAAGTCCAGGCTCCAGATCCTCAACTTCGCAGTCGGCGTACTGTTCCGGCGCTCGACCGTCGGCCGGCAGATGATCGACCGGCTGATTACGAAGCTCCAGCAGCAACGCCGCAAGGATATTGTGCTCGAAGTCCGGGAATCGAACCTGACGGCACAGCTCTTCTTCCGCGAGCATGGCTTCATGTCGGTCCACGTCTTGCGCCACCACTACGACGATACCGCCGAAGACGCCTACGTGATGTGCTACCGACTGGATCGCTCCGAGGTGAGCGACAGCGAGCCACCTCCCCGCAATCGAATTGAGGGATTTGTGTGACGTGTTGACGGATCGCCCAGCATCCCCCACAATCGTCTGACATGAGCGATCCACCCAGCGGCGACGACTGGAACGTGTGGCGCGGCGCGATGACCGCCAAGATGGACAGGCTCCTTGAGCGCGCTGGAGAAGACGACGCGAGGTTCGAGGCGGTCAACGGCAAGATTCACGTGCTCGACAAAAAGGTCGTGCGGCTGCTGGCGTGGGGAATGGCAGCGATCGCGGCTGTCAGCGTGATCGCCCCGATCTTGGTGAACCACTTTGTAGAGGGGCACTGATGTCTGGGTTCGACCACACCAACAAAGACCACCAGGTCACAAACGTGCTGATCGTGCGCTCGGGTTTCACTCAGCACAAGGGCAGTGCCGGCAGCGGTTGCACGGGTCTTTACGCGAAACTCAGATACGAATTCAGCGGCCAACAGACTCTCGTTATGCTGGAACCGTGGAAGGGAAACACTGACCACACTGCCGAGTTCGTCTATCGGCTTGGGCGCAAGGGACCGCCGCCGAATGTAGCGATCTTCGGATACTCTTGGGGCTGCGGCTTCGGTTTCGTACAACTCGCGAAGTCGCTGCAACGGCTCGGGATCGACGTCAAGTCGGCGGTGTTGTGCGACCCGGTCCTTCACCACGGGTTCATGAAGTGGCGAGCGTTCATGCCGTGGAGGCCCATCTGGATACCGTCGAACGTCGACGAGGTCTGGAAGTTTTACCAGACAAAGAACATGCCACGCGGCCACAAACTGAAGCGAACGTCGCGGTTCACCATCATGCAGACGCCGGTGAAATTGAACGCCAAGCACAGCGAGATGGACAACCAGTCGGAATGGCACGATAAGTGTCTTGAGGTGGCATACGCGATGGTCAACCCGTAGGATGACGAGAAATGTCGATAGGCCAAATGGAACAAGAAACATGAAACGGAGACGCTGAAATGAAACACACAATCGCTGCTGCAATCATGGTCGTCGGGCTGCTGTCCGGCTGGTGCGATGCCGGTGTCACTCTAGAGGAGGCCCGGGACGCGACCTGCTACATCGAACAGTTGACCGACGTCGCCCACGGCCACGGAGGCACCGGGTTCGTCTTCGAGGAAACCGACACGCACTACCGCGTCCTCACGAACGGGCACGTCGTCCAGAAAAATGCGCGTGTCAGCCTGCAGTTCTTCCCCGGCGGACAGCCACAGCGGAGGGTCGAGGGTGTGGTGCTGTGGAAGAGGGAGACGCCTACGTTTGATGCTGCGGTCGTCGAGTTCCGCAAGCCATCGCGGTCGATTCCCGTGATTCCGTTCGTTGGATTGACGTCTCCCTTAGTCGGCAGGGGAGTCGACATGATTTCAGTCGGCTTTCGCAATATGAAGCCGCCGCCGACAGCGTTTAAGGGGCGGATCATCAACATGGGCAAAGATGGGGAGTTGACGTTTACGCCTGCCCCCGCCAACGGCCGTAGCGGATCGGCGATTCTTGTGGACCGCGGCGAAGGGTACGAAGCGTGCGGCCTACTGGCGTGGACAACGATTGACACTGCACCACAGGCCAACATCGGTTTTGCAATGAGCATCCGCATAGCCGAATCTGGCTGGCGGGAACAGGCAGCACAGCTCAACTGCCAGAACGGGTGGTGCGAACGCGTCCCGCCAAAGACACAGGCGCAGGGCTTGACGCTTGGAATCTTGAATGTTGCGCCGCGTCAACGGTATCCCCAACAGCAACCCCAGCAGATGGCGTCGGTATCAGGTGCTGGCTTGGACTCACAGATGCGGGCACTCGGCTACGTCAAGCTGCAAGACCTCGCCCAGTACGCGACAGAGGAACAACTCGAGCGCTACCGGCAGATCACCGAAGAGACAAAAGCGGATGTTGCCGAATCGAAAGCCAGCCTGCCGGGCCGCGTGGTTGCGGTGGCGAAGCCGTTTATCGTGGGTGAACTGGTGACGTTCGGGAAGAACTTTCTCGCGGCAGACGGTCCCGTTGATGCTCGCCTCAAATCCGCTGGAAGAGAGACGAGGGATCACCTTGAGGATTTCGTAACAGGCCAAGTCAGCGACGAGGTCGACAGCCACCCTTCCATCCGGTCCATCGGCAAGGCGGTAGCAGTGAAGGGCGCAGAAGCGGGACTAGCCGTGGTTGCGGCCAAGGTTGGTATACCGGCCAGCGCGTTGGTTTTGGTCGCCGGGATGCTGCGCGGGCCACTGACGAGCAGGCTCAGGCGCAAGGACGATGACACGGCCACGCCTGACAAATAACCAGACAGTCGAGTAGCCACGGCTGATGATCAATATGAACCGCCGATGCTTAATCCTGATTCCTTGGACCAAGCGAACCGAATTGTCCGCTTCGGAAATCGAACTATTCGATACGATGGGAACGCCACCGGAAAGCCGTTTTGTCAACGAGAGTGGTGCACTTGGTATCCTTGTCCAGTACCGCGACGGCGACAGGCGCAACCGCCCGTTCCGGGTTCGCAACGTCCGTGGGAATCCGGCCGACCGCGTCACCGTTTGTTCCTGCTTGCTCCACTGCGATGCGGCGATGGAACAATTGGTCGAGGCCGACGGCCGGGCGTTCACGATCTGGTCACACGGGATCGACGGCCCGCCTGACGACCGGGCAATGAACGCACAGCGCGTCCGTGATTTCAAGTCATACCTCCGCAGCCACGGGGCGACAGTTGACGACGCGGACAGCCTGGGCGGTGATGCGGACGGGAGGTTTGAAAAGGAATTCGGTGAACGAGTCGTGCGGAAGTTTGCGGAGCGACAGCGGAGCGATAATTGAATCATGTCCGTCACCGACACGTTCACAGAGGCGTCAGATACGGCGCTCGCGTCACACACGCCCGACGTCGATACCGTTGGCGGCGGCTGGACGGTGCAGTCTGGCTCGTTCACGGTTATTGCATCGACTGATGTATGTGAAGGTGATGGGCGCTGCTTTATCGACTCTGGCCTTGCCGACGCGGTTGTAACAAACGACGGCACACTTCACAGTGGTACAGAGGCGGGAATGGGACACGTGCTTCGCTGGCAGGATTCGTCCCACTTCTGGCAGGCCACCATGAACACCACGTCCGACCTTATGATATTGCAGGAAATTGACACCGGAGTCACAACCCGCGACACAGACGCCAGTCAGTCGTGGGCACCAGGCGACACCGTAGCTTTCACTTCTACGGTAAATGGCGACTCAATTGTTAGTTCAGAAACCGTCACCGGAGCATCGTTAAGTTTTACGTCCTCGTTGTTTAACACCAAGACAATTCACGGCATGCGTGTATTTGTCATTTCGGAGACAGTTGCCGGTTTCTTCGACAACTTCAATATTTTAGTCGCCGACGCTGGAGGAGTTCCGCCGCTGAGTTACCATCACAGATTTCATAACATGGCGGGATGACAGATGCACTACCTGCGGCAATCTACAGCCGATGACGTGCTCATTGGACCGTTCGTCGATAGCGACGACGGGTGGACTGCCGAAACGGGCGTCAGTCCTGCGGTCAAGCTGTCGAAGAACGGGCAGGCGCTCGGGGCCAAGAGTGATGTCACGGTGCCGGTCAGCGATGCGGACGGCTACTACAACTGCGAGTTGGACGCGACCGACACCGGCACGGTAGGGACTCTCGTCCTGACGGTTGTGGGGAGCGCTGTCAGCCTGCCGGTGCGGCACGAGTATCAGGTCGTCGAGGAAGCCGTCTACGACGCGATGTTCGGGGCCTCCGCTGCCGGACCACTCCAGTCGACCACTGCCGGCCGCAAGCTGGACGTCACCGCAACTGGGGCCGCCGGGATCGACTGGGGCAACATTGAGAATAAGGCGACGGCGAACGATCTCAGCGGGACCGACATTCAACTTTGCGACACTGTCACGACCCTTACCGGCCATACCGTCCAGACAGGCGACAACTTCGCGAGATTGGGCGCTCCGGCGGCAGCTTCTGTGAGCGCCGACATTGCAGCCGTGAGCCAACAGGTGGACAACATCGGTGCAGCGTCTGGTGGTGCCCTCTCGTTCGCGCCGTCGAGTGACAACACGAGCGGGGCGATCGACCCCGGCAGCACGACAAAAGTGTGGGCGACCGTTTCCGGTACATTCGCTGACGTCGAGAACGACGCAGGGTCGTCCCATGACTTCACGGACACCACGGACGTCATCGACCACGTCTACGGGTTTGTCGTCGGTGGTGCGAGGCAAGCGGTCAACTGCGTCTTCAAGGTCAACATCGACGGCAACAACGACGAGATGGTCCTCCAGGCGTGGGACCACGTTGGTGCTGATTGGGAGACCGTTGCGGTCCTCGAAGGCACCGGCGGCACTGCGACCATCTCGGGTACGCCCGCCCTGTTCCAAAAGCACACGGGCACGGGGTCGGAACTCGGCAACGTCTACCTTCGATTCGCCACCGCATCCACCACCCCCTCTGACCTGTCTGTCAAACTCCTGAATGTGGAGGCCGTGAATATCGGGCAGACGATCGGCTATGCGTTGGGCCGCATCTGGATCGACACGGTCAACGGAACGGCAGGGACCGAGCCGCACGTGAACGGTACGGGGGACAACGCCGTCCTGACTCTTGCCGATGCACTGACGCTGTCCGCCTCGCTTGGCGTGACAGACTTTCAACTGGTCAACGGGTCAAGCATCACCCTGACGGCGAATTCTGACAATCATTCATACTTTGGTGACAATTGGACGCTGGCGCTCGGCGGCGTGAGCATGGCTGCGACGCTTGTGTCGGGTGCTGCCGTCTCGGGTATCTGCACGGGATCTGGGACGACTTTCCTCGGTTGCGAAATCGGTGCCGTCACGGTGGGCGACGACTGCCACATGCTCTTTTGCGGGATTAACGGAACAGTCACCCTGCCGGCTGGAACACTTCACGCTGATCAGTGCTACCACCACGCAGTTTCTCCGGCCATCTTTGACTTTGGCGGAGCGGTGCTGAACACGACCCTGCACCTACACCACTACGCGGGAGGCGTCGAGCTCCAGAATATGGGGCAAAGCGGGACGGACATCCTGCACCTGGATGGCAATGGGAGGCTAGTCACGAGCTCGAACTGCATCGGCGGTACGGTCAATCGGCGTGGTGCGTGGGAACTGACCGACAGTGGAACAGGCCAGACGATAAACCTCGACATCACCGTATCGGCGGGCTACCAAAACGGACGCGTCTACATCGACACGGTCAACGGTGTGGCGGGGACGCAAGACCACGAAAACGGCGTGGCCGATCACCCGGTAGATTCCCTCGCTGATGCGAAGACGCTTGCCGCATCATTGGGCCTGAGCGACTTCCACATCGTCAATGGGTCCTCGATCACGCTGGTCGCTTCCACCGTCGACGAATCGTATTTCGGGAACAACTGGACGTTGGCACTGGGCGGCCAAGATATCACAGGGGCGTTCATCTCCGGTGCGGACGTCAGTGGCATCGCGACTGCCACCGGCAAGTATGAGTTTGAGGAGTGCGCCCTGGGGGCCGTAACGCTGGATAATGACGGCCACTTTGAACGGTGTGGCCTGGAAGGCACGTTCACCGTGGGGCAGGCCGGGAACTTTACGTTCCATCAATGCTTCACTGAAGTGGCTGGCTCTATCACGCTGAACTTCGGAGCACTCGGCGCGACGACCGTTAATCTACTGAGCTTTGACGGTAAAATCGCCCCGACCAACATGGCCACCGGAGACGTGTCGTTCATCACGGGCCGCGGCCAGATCACGACTGCGACCTGCACGGGCGGCACGATCGACCACGACGGCGAGTTCCAGTACACGGACGCCGGCGGGAACGTCACCGAGAACAAGTCGGACATCGAGAACGACGTCAGTTCGACCCTCACAGACACGGCCGAAATCGGCACTGCCGGCGCTGGCCTGAGCGATCTTGGCGGTATGAGCACCGGCATGAAGGCGGAGGTGAATGCCGAAGCCGATACGGCTCTCAGCGATTACGATGGGCCAACGAATGCCGAAATGGTGGCCCGCACGATACTGGCGACGGCTTACTTCGATCCGGCAGCCGACACGGTGGCGCTGGTCGCGACGGTCACGACACTGACCGGCCACACTGCCCAGACGGCCGATCACACGGCTGCGATTGCTGACATCCCGACAGTTGCGGAGTTCAATGCTCGCACGATCGTGTCGGCAAATTACTTTGATCCGGCGGCGGACGCGGTCGCGAACGTCACGTTGGTCGCGACGGTCACGACACTCACCGGTCACACGGCCCAGACAGGTGACAGCTTCCCACGCATCGGCGCCAATGGCGCCGGTTTGAGCGATCTCGGCGGGATGAGCACAGGAATGAAGGCTGAGATCAACGTCGAGGTGGACGGAGCGCTGGACACCACGATGGCGGACTCTGTGGTCGCCGACGGATCAATCCCGACTATGCGACAGGCGATGTACATGATCACCCAGTTCCTGTTCGAACGGGCCGTCAGCAGCACGACCGTAACGGTGAAGAAAGTTGACGGCTCGACCAGCCTGATGACGTTCACCCTGGATGACGCCGTGACCCCGACGTCCATCACAAGGGCTTCGTGATGGCCGACATCAACCAAGTCATCACCTTGGGAATCGGGACTCCTGGGGCGATTCCGGAGTTCCTGACGTTCGGCCTCCAGACCGAGGCGACTGAGGCCCCTCCCGTGCCCTACCGTCCTCTTCGCGCCCCGGCAGTGGCGGACTCTCTTCGGGCACGAGCGCCTGCGGTTGCCGACAGCCTGCGCGCCCGAGCGCCCGCAGTGGCGGACTCACGTCGCAAGCGGGCGCCCGACGCGGTCTGAGTCACGGTGCGTCACATATTCTTCCGACGCCGGGTTCGTCGATGTCCACGTTTGGGAGCTTGGGGCCTGTCCCGAAGAATGTTCCGCCCATTTGGTGGCGACCTATGAGCCAGTGCAGGAGTCCCTTTTTGGTGAGTCCGTGCTGTTTGTTCTGGGCGAGGTAGGCGTCTATGTGGGTTCCATCGACGATGTCGCCAGGGGCGGCGTCTTTGAGCTTTTGGAGTTCCCTGTAGACGAGGATGACGCTCCCGGCACATTCTACGGGTGTGCTGCCCGTTTTAGCTCCGGCTTCCCTGTGGTCTGGATGACTGGGGTCGGTGGGGTGGCAGCTTTGGGCAATCCCTCCGCGAGCAGCTCTCCGGATTTGTCCCCAGAGACGCTTGAGGTTGGACTTGGTGTAGAATCCCCATTTGGTCCGCTTGCCGTGGTTACAGACTCTCCACGGGCAGTTGTCGCAGGGTTTGTGGATCGTATCGGTCATAGTTTGTCCCGCTTCGGAGGCTTCAGGCTCCCGACTCATCACACCCTTAAAATTCTGTACGTCCCACGTTCGTCTATGGCTGCGATCTGCATCCATCCATCGGGTAAACCCTCAATTTCTTCCACTGTCAGCGGCTTTTGAACGTGGATTGCGTCTCTAGGTGGATCCGTGGTGAAAACAATTCGATCTCCGCCGACACCTACCAGCAAGGCGCTGGCTATTTTGATCCCCTTGTGAATTTGCTGGCGTTTGAGTGCTTCGACTGGTCTTGGACCATTTCGGGATTGGAGAGCGACTGAGGCGTGCCACACGGGCATACCACTACAGAAGCTGAGTCATTTATTAACACTCAGAATCGTTGACCAGCTTCCCCGCCATGCAAAATAACGGCGGTCGCGTAGTACGTCAGGTGCTCGCGAACACGGTTTCCTGAGTGCGTATCGTTGCCGATTATTCATTCGGTCAGTCTCCGTCAGTATGGGATTGAGGAACGGTCGTCTGTTTCGGGCGGATCGACGGGCGGGAATGTGCCAGCCTGTTGCTTTGCGACATCCTCCGCGAGCTTCTTTGCGTCTTCGAAGGTGTGGAGGGGATTCTGAACCGTGCCGTCCACGTACGGCTCCCCTACAGCGACTCCGGGAATGATGGTATCGATGTAGACAACCGGCTCGCCCCCATCGGCTGGCGGCATCGGCGAGTGGTCCGGCGCTAACACGGCATCCCCGCTTTCGATCCGCTTGGCCCCGCACGAGGAACAGTAGAACGTCGGAACTCGTTCCCCGCCTGTCACATCGGCGTATCCGATAAAGTTGTGACAATCCAGGCAACCGACTACTTCAAACTCCTCTTCGCGTTGCCGGTTGACCGAGGGAATCGTGGTCTCGGCCAGCGTCGTCGGCTCAGTCGAGGGTGGATTGAGAGGGTCGTCACCGGCTTCCAGATCACGCCATTGAGAGGGCCTTAGCATCGTCGCCGTCGCTTCACCCTTCCACGTCTCCCAGTCCGGCGCGTGCTGTGTCACGAACCGGTGATACGCTGCCGGCGACGTGCCGAGACAGCGGCAGATGCGGGCGACGGTCCCCCCGGTCCCGAGCAGCGCGCGGATGCAGGCGACCCGATCAGCGATGAGTTGTTCCCGCTGCTGTTCGGTTACGACCTTATTCGGTTTTTTCTTCTTTGGCATCGCTTGGTTCCTCAAACTGATCGGCGAACGTGGTAAGTTGGGATGGGTCGTGGGCGAACGTGAGCGACTCGCCTGGCGTGACGCGTTTCGCAATCTGACCCCTCCCGAAACCAGTCGCGATAATGTTGCCGCAGACCGGGCAACGCCACAGATCAGACGACCAGAACGTTGACGGGAATACATCGGACTTCACGTCGTTGACAAACTGGTCGTTCTTCTCGCACCGCATCTCACATCGGCACGGTATGCAAATCGGGCTAGGCATCTCGTGCTCCCGTTGTTTGTGGGACGTGCTCCAGCAGACCGTTTTCTCTCGGCATCCTGCCGGCAGCAATGTCCGCCGTGAAGTACACACGACCGTTCCATGTCAAGAACCGCTTTCCCGTCCTCGCCGGTGCATCGAAGATGGTTCCGCATGTTCCAAACGGGGGTTCGGGTTCCACCTGATCAATCGTCACGCCGTTCGCCGCGATCCAGTTGCGAGACTCGACCTCATTCAACTCTCGCTTCAGCACGCTCCTCTTGCGAATGAGCGGTGAGATTTCCATGTTCAGGTGGGTGATCTCAATCTGGATTGACTGCCGTGTTCTCATTTGGTTTCTCCACCTGGATCGCAGACTGACAGCACGGCTTGCCGAACCTCATCGGCGTTGGACTGTTTCAACGCGACGTAGTAGGCGATTGTGCTGTGGCCGGCTGCACCCATCAGCGTGGAAAATGCACTTTCCCACTCAGGGCACGTGCGAAGACCGCCGACTGTGCGATCCATGTACACCTCACGGGTGCACGACATCGCGGCCGGTCACATCCCGCCTGAACCGTCAGCGTAGAGCCACGCATCTTTTCCACAGCAGACCGGCGTCTTCTGCTCGGCGTGAAACAGCAGGTTGCCCAGATGTTCCTCGTCGAGCCTCCCGAACGCTGCCTTGAACGCACACTGCTTCTCTTCTGCGGTCATCATCGTCTTTCTCCCATCGTTCGAGTAAAAGCATCCAGCGGCATCGCTGAAGTTTAAGCGGGGACGTCTTCCAGCTCCGCAAGCGATTCACCCATCCGTCCCGCCATCGCATCCGACGTGTAATAGAGCAGGGTGTTCCACTCGGCGTACCGCCTTTGGATGTTGTTTTTCTTAAGCCACTTTCCGAATTCTCCGAACGTGGTGAAGTATGGCCGGTCTTCGCCTGTGGACAGCTCGACGTCGGCCAGAGTGACGTTGGTCACCTCGACGAACTGCTGCGAAAGCAGCTTGCGTCGCTCACTCGTGAGTGATCGCTGTAGATCCTCCAACGACGACAGCCTGCCGTCGACATCCGCCAACTGAGTGTCGATTGCCGCGACTCGTGGAATCATCTCGCACCTCCGATTAGTAAATTGTAAAAGCATCCAGCGGCACGGTCCGCCCGCCGGTTGGGGACAGGTTGACGGACCGCGCGGGCTGGCGGCTCTCAGCCGGACTCCTCTGCCGTGAAGAACTTCTGGCCTTTGCCTTGCACTGGCTGGACGGTAAGAAAGTCGAAGCCCATTTCAGTTCCGAGCGCAGCCCGTCTGGCGTTCGCATTTTCCTGGGGCGACCGAGGCTCGCGACCTCCGAACACCATATACGGCACCGGCTTAGAGGCGTTCAGGTTCAGTATGGATTCCAACTGCTCGTCAGTCAGTTCGTACTCTTTTCGCGCCATGATCATTCTCCCTGTTTGAAGTGAAAGCATCCAGTAGCGGCTCTCAGCCGGGTTCCGATGCCGCGGGTGATTCTGACGTGACGTCGTACACGTGCCACATGAACGGCCCCATCACCACAGTGCCGATGAACTTCCGCGGTGTGTCCTCAAGAGGATGGCCCGTGCCGATGACTCGGATCGTGCGAAGTTCTTTCGTGGCATTTGGGTCAACCTCCGCCCACAGACAGAGCGTGGCTTCTTGCAGGGCGACGTGCAGGAATCGAGCACTGATCGGCATCTCCACGTCCTGGTGATCAGTCAGCACCAACGGAAACTTCCAGATTGTGAGCATTTTGTTCTCTCCAACAGGGGGAAACGAGAAAGTATGCCTTTCGCCCAAAAGCATAAAATGGTAAATCGAAACGGCGGAGACGGTAGGCTTGACCTGGGAGGGCGATCTCCATAATGGCAATCTCGGTCGCGTTCCTGGCCGCTCCGCCGCGTGGATGTCAGTCGCGTTATCTTTCGGGAATGATCTTAGACAGTCGCAGCGCGAACAATTCAGCTTCGGCAATCGACAGGAAGTGCTGGCTCCTGACTGGGAACCGCTTCACGACGCCTTGCGGCACGTCGTTATAAAACTCCGAGACGTCAACACTGGCTTGCCACGTTCGACCGGGCTTGACATCGTCGGCCAGCACGCCCCGACAGAACATGCCGAAGATCAGACTGGCGAGCAGGCCGTCTATCAGATCCCCTTGCCCGCTACTTGGCATATCCGGAGCACTGCCTCCCGCATTCAGCCACTCCAGCAAGCCTCGCGCGTGGGCCTTCGCTTCAATGTGTTCTCCGGCACGTAGCGCGCACACGGACTGTCGCAGGGAACTGTTTGGGCAACCGATTCTCGTTGATTCTTGTTGTCCCGCACCCGAGTCCTGCGTGGCCTGGGCGCGTTCAATCCGCTCCTCTGCGTCCTTGGTTTCCGCGATTGACCTTTCGAGTAGGCCAAGAAGTTCTTCGGCGAGTTCTTCGAGTGCGGTGGCGTTCGATGTTGTATCGAGCCGTAGCCTGAGTGATTCAATCTGGTTCATATCACGTTTCTCCCGTCTCGGTTTCAGGTTGTGGAAGCCGCCTCTTAGACATCCCGTATAAACGCGGCACGGTCGTAGAACGCCGCCTTGTAGAAGATTGTCGCCTGAACCACCCCGTCCTGATCCACAAGATTCGTGTACAGATTGTGGTCCGTAGCCTGCTTCTCCCATCCCTTGGGGAGGGTGGCCTCGCGGAACAGCGGGTCGCCCTCCACCTGATCGCCAAAAACAACCCCCAGTCCCTCCAGTCTCTCTCGGCACTTCACCTCGACGTCAGTCGGTAGGGACATGCTCTCGACAAGCTGGTCCTGGCCGGCCCCTTCCTGCGCCACAATCGCATCCGGGTCACCGCCACCCAGCCAGCTATGATTGATACCACTGGTCGCCGTGTTCACAATCTTGGTCTTTCTGGCCATCACCTCTTTCTCCTTTTTCTAGGGAAAAGCCGGCCGGCTCACACCAGGGTGGAGGCGGGTGCGATGACACCCGACACCCGATGCTTGACCCGGTTTCCCCGCCGGTGCCGGACGGTGTTGCTATTCCGCCTATCTGTATTCCGAGGTGATGACCTCAGCACAGGCCCACAACAGCACAGCCTTCATCAATGTGAAATCATCTTCACTTTCAGGCCCATCCCGCGCGATTCGCTCGATGTCATCAAGTCTATCTCGCATAAATGATCGCGATTGAGCAGACAGGGATTCGCACGCGGCCAACTGTTTCTGACCTGCTTGCTGTTTGTCGTCCATCGCTATTCTCCTCCACTGGCGGCACGCGGACCGGGGAACGTCCCGGCCTTCATTCGCCGCGTAATTTCGTGCCCCAAGACCCGCTCCAGCGAATGGCGATCATGCGCCCTGCCCCCTTCACGAATGAGGTAGGCGTCAAGCAATGGCTGGTAGGCCATGCACTTTGTGCTCATCGACGGAAATCCGGTGACGGAGTTGTGCGCCGCGCTCAAGACATCGTTTGGGAACTTTTCGACGACCAGCAGCGAAGCGGCGGCCATAATCTGTTCGGGGTTCATTCTCTTTCCTCCAGTAAAAGTGGTGAAGCCTCAGTCCAACATTTCGCCGCTCTCAACGGCATTCAGCATCGCGCGGAAGTTGTTGCGATGCCGCTTCGCCAGGTCGACGTAGGCCCGGATCGGCTGACCGTCCAGCCCTTCCGCGACCGCAATCTGGCGGCATCGTTCAGCGAACACCTCCGCGAGACCCCGCTGCGCCATCGGGATCTGGACGCAACGGCTCATCAACGGAGAGGCGTCTAGCTGCCCCTCGAAGAGACTCGCCTGCCCCTCAATGGTAGTGGTGAAGATCCACACCGCATGGCCGGGAATGGCCTCCAGGGCGTTCAGGAGCACCTCTATGGACGGCTTGGACAGCCCGTGTGCCTCATTCACGATCACGGCCCGTCCGCCAAGCGGAGGAAAGCCCCGTGTGGCGCTCGACCGCGCAATCCTGTCCACGCTGGTGGCACTCAGTTCCCGGCCGACGTAGCGCTCGATACAGATCGGGTCGGCCACTTCGGCCGCGATCAGTTCAGCGATTGTGCTCTTACCGGTCCCGCTCTTACCGCTCAGCCAGACGGCACGGCCCGCGAGTCCGCCGCGGTTCCGCAGGACTGCCAGACGTTTCAGGGCTTTGGGTTGGCCGATCACTTCGGTCCAGTCCCGGGGACGGTACTGCTCGAATAGCGGGGTCATTCGGCGCCGCCTTTCACTTTCGCGATGGCGGCTAAAGCGGCGGCGAAGTCCGCCCACGTGACGTCATCGGGGCAACCGGTCGAAAGGACGTCGATTAGCTTGTCAAGAGCGGAGAACAGTTCCGGCGCTGCCGCGATCAGCCTTGCGTTGGCTTCGGCAACCATCCTATCGGGATCATCGGGCGGTGCGTCAATCGCGAAAGACTCGCTGATCTCACACACCTCTATGGGGCTGCCGTCATCGTGCCCCGGTTCATTGATGGCGATGACTGTCGGCCATCGAACTGACGTCTCGGAGTACTCGATTGTCCACGGTCCAGGGGTGTGCTCGCTCATCGCTTCTACCTCCAGCTTGGGGAAAAACGGCAGCCGCACGGCCGCCACAAAGTTAATTGAAGCCTTCAACGAACTGGCCCACTTCGTGCGGGCTGTCAATCCATCCGGGAAACATCATCGACATCGCCCCCAGTCCAATCCCACTGTGAGACGACAACTCGTCATGTTGTCGCAGGTCGCTAATCATGCTCGCGAACGCTTGCGCAGGTTCACTGGGAAGATATTCACGAGCACGCTCTTTGCACCATTCCAAGTGTTCCGCCCTGTCCATGTCTTCACTCCTCTTGTGATTCCGTAGTTACTCAGCAGCCGCACGGCCGACCCGTCTGCGCCCGGTCGCGCGGGCGCTTGGGGGCGGGTCGGGGTCAATCGGTAACGGTGATCTTCCCGACCGTGTGCCCGTTGATATCTACCAGTGGCATCTGGTCAAAAACCCGCGCGTTGTCCGGTCCGAGTTCCACCAGACCATCGGCGATGGATCTCAGAATGCGGGCTATTTCGCGCGTTGGTCCGCCATCCCGAAACGCTGCATTGTCTGTATTGATTTGCAGACTGAACATCGCTCAAATCCTCCACAACAGGTCAACGGGGTCAGCTTCCACAACCGCACCGGGCGCGATTGCGATCGGTTTCGGTGGTTTGGCAAAACATACCCGCTCGCCCTTTGCGGTCGGGAAATCCTCCTGAATCCATTCATCCACCCACACAACGCGGGCAGCCGCTTCCGATAGGCGTATCAATCTGCCGGGCCGACCGTCGCAACTGAAAGGCGCGCCGTCTCGGAGGTTTTGCAGGGTTGTGATCATGCTGGGATTGTCCCCGGCTTCAGTCGCTCGATCTCCACCAGACATTCCGCGGTCATTGCCGCGTCGAAGCAATAGACCTTTGCGTAATGATTCACGGTCGCCACCGAGTCAACCGGGTTCCATTCAAGAGTCATTCGCGCAACTTGAATTGGTGTCATCGCTCTTTTCTCCGTTGGGGAAACTCTGGCGGCACCCGTTGCGCTGGTTGTGGCGGGGTCTACAGGCGCGCCCGTCGCCCCGCGGGAGGTCCGCGGAGCTGGGGGGGAGTCTGTTACACGTATTGTGGATACCGCGACTTGACCTCATCCCGCGAAAGCGTGAGGGGGTAGCTGTCGAGATTATCGAAGCCGTGGTAGTCGCCGACAGCCCGGTAGGCGTTGGCACGGCGAATTGGATCGTCGGAGCAAAACGCCGTCCGCAAATCAGGTTCGCCGAAATCCATACAACTGGCAGCGCTTTCCAGATCATCGGCAAACCACGCCGGATGATCTGGATGGAACCTGTTGTCCGACAGGACGCCATCCGTGAACGTGCATCGGTCCAGACTGAAACGGTGGACGATCCATCTCGCGGAATTGGAATAATCTCCGGTTTCATCGTCCCACATATCGCCATCATCCGGCGGCGATTCCAGCCGTTCGGCTTCAGCGGGATAGACCCCGGTTTCATCGACGAACACGAAATAACCGTCGTGGTCAATCGGGTCTACGTCTCCGAGATTCGCAATCTCTTTCCATACGGGTTGTGACATCGCAATTGCCTCCAATCGGGGAAAGTGGGAATCCGCACGGGTCCAGTCGGCGCCGTTGCGTTCCGGCCGGGGGCGGGGGGATTCAGACGGAATAGGCCAACGCACCCACGAGGGATTCCACGTTTTCGTGTAGTTCTGTCGCGAATTCAATCGGAGCGGGCGACGGTCGGCCCTTGCATTCCGGGCAGCGCTTCGTTCCAGGCCGTAGCTTAGAGCCGCGCCAACGCGCAGCCTTACCGAAACCCGAACAGACGTCGCACACTTCGCTGATCTTGACGGTCGGCCGCGGATAACCGCAGTTGAGAATGTAGTACGTTGACATCTGGAAGGCCTCCGCCAGCGCTTCCGCGAGTGTTGATCGGGTAGACCCGGATGACGTATGGCTGCCGTTGTTCGTTTCGACGTTGACGTGGAATTGTGTTTTCATCGCGTTTTGCTCCAGAGGGAAAAGAACAGTTCAACGTAGGCTTAACAGCCTACAACCTATTAGGGTGAGAATGTTGTGCCGAACACCAACAATGTGACGATTACGGCCGGAATGGCAGGAGAATAGCGGAAAGTATCGGCACGACGCGAACAGCCGGACCGCTCTCAACGTCCACCGAGCCGCGGGAATGCCCTATCACTCGACCAACGGGGAAGAAACGCCTCACCGACGACGTACGGCCGGCAGACGCCGTCTCAACAGGGGGGAAACAACGGCGAAACAACCGTCAAGGAACCGTCGGCTCGACCGGCTTTGCGAATCCCGGCGGGACTTCCACGACAGCACCGCACTCCCAGCAACGCCTCACATCATCCTTGATCAGCACCGTTGTGCTCCCGCATGCCGAGCACTGAGGATGCGAAGCGTCGACCCTCACCGGGTTGTCTGTCATCCATGTCATGGGCTGCTCACTCCCTGTTTGGAGTTTGTTGGCACGCTGTTAGAGGGGATGCATTGGTGTTACCTAAGCCCCCATGTGCATCATAAAGTACACAGATTACGTAGTGTACAGTATTAAGTACAACAGCAGTGGATCGTAAGACGTGGCATGGTATGCGTTTACGGTGAGAAACTGAACGGGGGTGGCCGTCCCCTTTGGGTCGCGCACCCTAAGCTCACATACCTCTCACACTTTTTTTCCACATCCTACAGATTCCCCCAGCTTCAGTTCGTCACGCAGGATCAACCCCACCGCAGACCTTCAGCGGATAGATGCCATCTGGGATGTGGGGGAACGTGTCCGGGAACTGCTCTTGCAGCAGCCGCTGGATTTCACCGATGTATTTGATCATCTCGTTTGCCTCGAACGGTTTAGCGCGCCCCGGGCCTGTTCGTCCTGGGGGAGAAAGTCGGCTTCACCTACCGCCCCGTGAGGAGCCAACTGCCTGTCGAGGCCCCAAGTTCCCGCTCGCTGTTGTGCAGCCTGCGAGCGAGCAAACCCGTGCACCAAAAACAGCACCAAACCGTGCTGTTTTTCGCGTTCCAACCCCTAACCCGAAGTTGACGCACTACTTGGGACTGGCTCGATCGCTTTCCCGGGCGGCTTCACCCGCCGGGCATGAGAGCGTCTATGACCTCTTGAACGGCACTCGCCGCGGGGGTGAACACATTTTTTACGTCTCCGGATTTCGTGCGAATTGTGCAGTTTTCTTTCAGGTCACTGCCGCGAGTCAGGGCCGTGACGGACTCGATTTGACTGGCCTGGACTGCGTAAAGTAGACCAGACTCCAGAAGGGTGAACTGCATCAGGCTGGGAACAGGCATTTCATTCTCCTCGTTTGCGAGCTGGGGACCTTGCCTACTGACTGATAGGCCGGCCGAGAATGATTCTTCCGGACGTTTGTCGGTTTCCTCTCAAATCAGTTGCTTTGGCGGGGCGGGAGGCATCCGCTGTTCGGGAGACTGAAGCGGCACTGGGGGGCTGTCTAGCGTTTCGGATCCCAGGTAGATCGGATCGAACGCTGGAGGTGGCGCCGGTGCGGTGTACGGTGCCTGTTCGGCTGGCGGCTGGTACGGAGCGGCCGGCATCTCGACGCCGAGCAGCGAAGCGAGTTCGACCGGGTCAGAGCGCCGGTTTTCGCTGTACCCCGAGGTCACATCTTCGGCGGTCAAAGGCGGGTCTGGGACCGCGTGATCCTCGCCACCCGGAAGGCCGATTTCCCGTCCGACAGAACGAATCGCTTCCTCAGTCACCTCGTAGGTCCGGCCGGCGATCGAAACAGTGAACAACTGGTCTTCAGATGGGGGAATGATGGCATCAATCGGCGTTAGCTTTCCGTCAATGTAGGAGTGCGGATCAAGCGCTATCTCTGCCTGATCCAAGAGGGTTTCGTCCACATCCTGTACAACAGGTTGCGAGAGCGCCACGATCCGCTGGAGCATAACGTTGAGGCCCTGCTGAAGCGACGTCTCGTTCGCCGGCCAGAGTTCGGAGAACGTTATGTGGCCGCCGGCGAACGTTTCGCACTCCATCTGAATCCGGACATCCCGCTGCATTGTTAAAAAGCTGAATGAGACTCTGCGGTTGTCATCCGGATTACTGATCAGCCACTTCGTCAAATTGGTGTAATCGTCGTCAAGCACGGTCTATTCTCCTTTCGGGAGGGGTGGGGTTCCGCTGCCACGTGGCTAGCGGGGCTACTGCCTGCGTCCGGGATGCTCTTGGTTGAATGCTCGGTTTACGGCGCCCACCGCATCCGGGAACGGACCGTCCACTTGCGGCGCCGGCGGGTCCATCGGGTTCGGTTTGCGCTCACGCGGTGGGTTTGGGAGATTCGAATCCCGCTCCGCAGGCGGCACCGGGACCGGTTCTGGCGATGGTTCCGTCATCTGGACGGGAGGATGCTCGACGATGGGCGTTTGCTGAGGCTGCGCGAACGGCGGTTGACTCGTATCGGCGTACCGCAGGGGGGGCTGTGCCAACTGAATCCTGGCCCCCGCGAGGTCGATCGCCGATTGCAGCATCTGGGCTAACTGCGAACAGCAGCTCAGCGCTGTTCCGTCGCCGTGCAGCATGATGATGTGCTGGCCGTCACCGTACGCCGTAAGGGTAATGACTGCCTGGGATGTGATGCCGCCGTTGATGAGATTCTGGGGGTTATCCGGCATTCGCTGGTCCTGGTGGAAACAGGTGAAAGATGACGACTTTCTCGCCGCAGAGCGGACACCGGTCCTCTGCTGGCGATTTGCACGGGTCGATGTTCGCTTGGTGCCGAGAACCGTTCCAGTCGCAGGCCGTGCAGGCGACCGGCGGAACGTACCGCGTGACGACCTCGACTCCCGTGATCAGATTGAGGGTCATCTGGAGGTGATGCCGACGGTCACAGGGCCAGAACAAGGCCGTCACGTCGTACAGCGGAGACTCTGGTTTTGCAATAGGGCCGGCATCGTACTGCTGCTGTGTCACAAGTCGCGGCGTCGTTCGCCTGCAAATGCCATATCCTCGCCAGATTAACGACGTGCCAGGCTGAATCGTGTGCGCCAACTGGAGCTTGACGATCGAACCGATTGGGCAGGTCACGAGCAGGCCATCGGCGCCGTTGGGCCGGTATCTCGGGTCGACGACGATCGTTCCCAAGCCCTCGGGTGAGATCTTGAAGAATTGCACCTTGGGGTGTTCGGAGAGTGGCTGTGGGTCTGGCATAAGCGGTGCACTCCACTTCCTTGCCGCTTTGTTGAGCTTTACGTCCGTCGCACGCCAATCCTCACGGACAAGTCTTGTTTGTTGAAACGGCACACATACTTTGCTGCGGGGCGCGGAGGGCCATCGCCACAGGTAGATCGGGGGGACAACTGTTGGGACCCCCATCTTGCCATCGCCAATGTGCTGGTGTGCTTTTCTTCGCTTACGGGACTTGGCGACCTGTCCCCTTGGCCGGCCGATTGATGCTCGCCGGTGAGAGCTAGTCTTCTTTTCAGGCAGATTTCCTTGAAAGACCTTGTCGCGTGCACATCGGGCACACGGGGAAGTTTGGGGTGATCCTGCGGTTTACGCGAACAGCCCGGCACTCCGAACATTTCCGCCGCCGGCCGTTCCGCTGGCCGTTCCTCCGGACCATTTGATTTAAGCGGGCTTCGAGGCGTTCCGCCGTCTCGTGGAAGCTCACCTTTTTCCCATTCGCAAACTCGGGTAGTGGGTGCGTTCTGTGTTGATGTTTAAGCTGCGGTAGCGCGGGCCGATTCCTTCAACAACCGCTCCAACAAGATCTCAAAATAGCCATCCTCGCAATCGCCGAGAGAGAACTTCGGATTGCTGGTGGTATCCAAAAACCGGAATGAAAACACCACGTCGGTTGGAGGGGCCTGTGCTCGCGGCACCTTGCCGCGTTCCTCCACCTGATAGGGTGGGACTTTACCTCTTCGCCCTCTTTTCATCGAGTCGCATCCGATAGAACGCCTTCATCACCTCCTGGGAAATCACTTTTTCTCCGTCATCGCGGTTTTGCGCAAGTTTCCACGGCTCCTCGTCACGCGACAAATTCTCCAAATCGAATGCGCTGAGGTGGCCGTATGCTTCCATCACATCGACGATGTGACTGTCAAGCTTCTTGGGAACTTTTTGGCCACCGCTGGGCTGGTCGATCGGTCCGTGACCGTAGCGCTGATACCGGACAAGCACCTCTTTTTGGATTGGTCCATTAGGTGTCGCAATGATCGGTTCGTCAAAAAGTGGCCCATCATACAGCGCCAAATACCATGCCTGTGTGTAGTACAACAGCTTCTGAAGCTTGAGGTTCGTGACCCAGTCGCCGTGCTCGTTGCAGAAATCGATAATTCTGTCGGCAACGATCTCTGCCGTAACGTCGCGCATTAACCTGATGCCGCGCGGTTGGGTTTTGACGACGGACACACCAGCAGTTGAAGAGGTTTGCCCCGCCGGAACCACAGAACTGCCAGTTGACGCGACCTGCCCTATCGTATTCACATCCCTCGGTCCCCCCGCGGAATCTGTCCTGCCTGAGATGTTGATGGTATTTTCCATTTGTCTCACCTATTCATCTCCACCGGATTCCAACGCCACTCGCACATCATCCGGTAACGTCTGTACGAACTTCTCGTAATTCCTCGTCAGCGCGGAGATGACCTTTCGGGCCTGATCCAAAGTCACCACAAGATGAGCCACACAGTTGGATTTGACCACATCGACTTTCGCAATCTGTTCCTGTCGCTTTTTCGGACTATCGGTTTCAAGGATGATCGGGCCACGGCTATTGAAAAAGAAGAGGTGAAACATTCCCGCATCGTACCGAACAACAAATCCATTTGAATACACGGGGACAATGTTCTCGCTGAATGTGTACTCAAGAGGAACCCTGGTTGAATCGGGATCTTGTTTCGGCTGCCCGTTGCCGGCCGCCGATCGCTTTTTTTTGACGACCTTTTTCACGATCCTCCCCTTCGGGCGTTTCTTCCTTATGGGCATTTGATGCGATGTCCGTGATGTTCAGTCAGTCAGGGGTTTTGTCGCCATCCACCGGACTCTCACGCCAAGTGGGGCGGGACTATCGGAAAAATCGTGACAATCGTCAATCTCAGCCGGTTTTACCATTGTGGCCAGATGAGCGGTGGGCCTGCAAGCCGGAAGTCAAAATCTTCGGCTGGCAAGCAGGCGCTTCAAATCAGACACCGGCCTCGCGCGAGCGGTTCAGGTGGTGTTCACGAATTCGCGGCTCAACAGCAATCGGCGTGCCGGTCACGCGGGCCGCCGCGTCAAAGGGCAACGCTTGGATCAACACAGAACGCACCCACTACCCAAACTCGATTGCCTCGTGGCACGTTTCACAGATCGAAATCAACTGATCAATTGATTCCCCCGCCAGTACGCAACGATCATACGATTTATGGTGAACCTGAGTTGCTTCCGACGCGCAGACTCTACATCTCAGTCCGTCGCGGATCAATACGCGATTCCTGATTTCTTTCCAGAGATCCGATTCGAGGTATTCCGCGTATGAACCGAACCGCATCTCGCTCAACAACTTGTTTCGTCTCTGGTACGGCACCATGCCATGAACAAATGTTTGGGAAGCGATCGGCTTGATGTTCCGGCGACGCCTTGCTTCGGAACGCTCCTCCGATTTGATCCGAGCGACGCGGTTTCGACTGAGATTTGTTGCCGCTTGGATCTGCTCCCTGATCTTCGGCAGACACTCTATCACAGCGGCAACGTGAGATTCAGAAACCCCCTCCTGCTTGAAAAACTTCCGGAGACTTCGGAAAAATTTTTCGTAGCTCAGCAGACCGCTAACGAAGTTCTGAGACACGCCGAGCCTCCCGACGACATTTGGAACACAAAATCTTCTTAAACGGAGCGAGCGCACCACACCGACAGAACTGGATTCCCCACTCGTGGTCGATTTTCACTTTGTAACGAGTGCGTTTTCCAAAGATGAAGGAATGGCAGCGATTGCAGCAGACGACGAGTTTATTCGGTTGCTGCCCACTCAATGTGGCGGTGCTGTAATCCTGGGGAAACACTTGGATTGCCGGTTGACGACAGCCTTTGCAGGTTCGACTCCAGCGATTCAGCATGGTTTCCCGAACGGCCTTCCAGCCTGCACTCATCAGGAAATGGCGGTAGTTGTCGAAGCCGAGATCCGAGAGTGTTCTGCGGCGCTCGACCATGTCGGTCGGTCCGAGGTTGTTGATTACCCGACGATGACGCTCTCGCCATAGTTGGGCAGCAGTTTTTGACCGCCGCTTCGGTTTCTTCGCCTTGGCCGACACATTGTGCCCCGCGCATGAAAAAAGACCGCGTCCCGTCAGAGAATGCGGTCTTTTTCACCCAAATGGGCGGCTAGATTGTGTTGTCTGACGGGACGTCAAGCATCATTGCGACGCCGCCGGCTTCCTGTCAAGACCTTTCTCGCCGGCAAACCCGCGGAGCGTTGAGTCGCTACAGGTCGAGAATTGGATTCGCCCCTTCGCCTGGAGCAAATGGAGCAACCGATGGCTCCTCACGATTTCTTCGGCTCTGCGGCTGACGAGCATGCGTTGAATTGACTTGGGACAGTCATAACGACGGTCGGTCATCAGGGCGGCGTCCTGTCAAGACTGATCGGTGAAATCCTGATTGAAGCATGACTGCATGCTCGCCACGATTCTGTCGATCTTCTGTTCATACAGCGCGCAGATTTCTTCTCTCGACAGATTGGCGACCCTGGTCACTTTCCCGACGGTCCACTTGACCGGCCAGTCGCCAGTCGCCAGCAGCGGTTTCCCGACAGCCACCGCAATCGGGGCCGCGATCAAGGCTCGGAACAGGCCGCGTCGGCTGATTTCAGGCATCAGATGCGATCCGGCTTGGGGAACGTGAATTCGCCGTGATACTTCAGGCGAAAGACGCCGGGATTCAAGGAAAACGCTCGCTCCACTTCGGCCACCGTCAACGGTGCCGACTGACGCCCGACGCCGGCGGTTGAGGCCGTCATGGCCTGCAACTTCAATACCTTCTGGAACACCCGGCCCGCCGGAGCCAGCTTGATCCCCACCGCAGCGGCGATAGGCCCGAAGACCGTTGCTCTCAGGAAGTCTCTACGTGAGGCCGGCATTCATCAGCTCCTTGAGGACGCCGCTGGACTCAATTGTGGCGAGCCATTCCCCGTTGCACGGCTCGACGTCCAGCAGAATCGGTTCGCTAAAGTCGTAGGGGTCATACCAGACGTCCGAATCTCCCATCGGCCAGAGGTCCGGGTCGTATGCGAGCTTCGGGCCAAAGAAGCCGGGGTACAACCCGTCGGCAATCGGTGCCACCGGTAGCTTGACGCCGACCGCAACGGCCAGTGGAGCGGCCACAAGGGCCGTCAGGAATCCCCGTCTGTCAGTCGGCACGTCTGTAAACTCCGTAGGATCGCGGATTCAGGGAAAAAGTGTATGTCACGACGAGTTTCTCTGTCTCGGGATCGAAATCAGGGATCTTCCCCGCATTGAGAATCCCATACGGATCGACCGTCTGGAGCAACTCGACATCCTCTTCCGTCAGCTCGCGGTCGGGCCGCGGCGGGAAGACAAGCTGTTTCGATGTGCCGGACATCGCTGAGTCCAAAGAGAAAGGCCACACGCTCGGATCAACGTGTGGCCTTTCAAACCGTTGCGCTGGCGCGCTTTGGTGTTTCGCTTTGATCCGAAGCGGACCGCATCCTTTCACGACCGCAGTGGGTTGTCAACCCGGATGTCAGATCCGGATGAGTCCGTCACGGATCAACTGATCTCGAAACGGTCCAGGTGGTTCGTCCTCTGGCAGCGTCACGCATGACAAATCAGGGTTCATCACCGTGCTGGCATACAAGGTGAAGTCCTGACGCGCCTTGACCTGACGGCCGCGCTCTTCGACATCGTCGCTCATCCGTTCAACTCCCGATCGTAAACCACAATCTCGTGCTTCGGGCAGACGAGGCTCGACCCGTACCAACTCCACCCAACCGGGAGATGACCGATGGACTGAGCGTACCCCGGACTGAGGAAGCCGATAAAATTGCGACCCTCCTGTTCTTCTTTGTCGAACACGCAGTCGCAATACGAACAGCGATACTTGTACGTCACCATGATCGGGCAGTAACCGCAGTCGCGCTCGATGGCGCTGATCTGTTGTCGTTCACTCACTCGTTCAACTCCCGGATGAAGCGCTCGTAGGCCTGCATGCTCGTAGTAATCCGTCCGCCTTCATCGACGAACTGGAGCGAACAGAGCTTGCCGTCACGCTTGCGCTTCCGGCCAGCCACCATCCACAACATGATTGTTTTGACGCTCCGCTTCACTCGACGACCCAACTGATCCATCGTCACAACCGTCTCCGTGTTGAGGAGAGCCATTGGGTCGACGTGATTATTTGTGATTCCAGCAGTCATGCGAAACCGGAAGAAATCGGAAGAAGTCGCACCTTTCTTTGACAGGCGGCAGTCTACCCATTGACCGGAGGTAGAACAATGCCAACCAATCAGCCGGTCTTTGCACAGCCCGTTCAGGCCCTGCAGCCTGCCCTCATGCCCCCCGCCGCTCCCCTTGCGCCCGCTGCCCCGCAGTACACCCCGTCGCCTGTTGTACCGTCCCTCACTCAGCCGAGCATGCCGTCCGGACCGATGCCGGGCGTTGCGCCGGCGCCGCCCGCAGAGGGTGGTCTTGAACAGTTTCTCGGCGTAGGCATCGCTGCTCCCACGGCGCCGGAACCAGGGTATCCGGCGGCGAATCCGCTGGGTCCCGCTCAAGTTCAGCCGCCACTCCAGCCCGCCGCGCAGCCGACGCAGCCGGTGGCCGGGCAGCCAACCTATCAGCCGGTTCCAGGACAGGGAGTTCCGTCCGCGCCGCCTGCGCCAGTTCCGCCCGGACAGACACCGCCGCCCGCGCCGTCGCTACCGGCAACCGGTGGGCCGGTCCCTGCCTCCCAGTTTGTGGATCGGCTCGCCGGTCTTGGTTTCACGAACATCACGAACGACGCGGATGGCGTTCAAAGGCTTTTGGAGGCGTTTGAAACCGGACAAGATCAACACCGGCAGTTGACCGATCAGGTTCAGCGTCTTCAACCGATGGAACAAACCGCCGCCGATCATCACAGCCTGATACGCGACCCGGCATTTCAGGCATGGCGCGCGGCGCAGGTCGCGCAAGGCGTTGCGCAGCCCGGAGTACAGGCCGTCGCGCCGCAACAGCAGTTTGCCGCGCCCCAAGCGGGAGTTCCGCAGGATTCGTGGTGGAATCCGCCGGCCTTGGACGAACACGCCGTCAGCCGACAACGAGTCATGGATCCCGATGGCAAAACATTCGGGTGGAAGACCGGAACGCCGCTTGAACTCCAGCACGCATTCGACTCCAGACAGTCTTACATCGATGCGTGGGCGGAAAACTTGGTGCAGCGCCCTCAAGAAGTTCTGCCGCCGATCATCAAGCAGACCGTGATGCCGATGGTCAGCGAGATGGTTAAGCAGGCTCTCGCCGATCGAGACTTCGATGCGTTCGAGAAAGGTATCGCGGACGAGCACGGCGGGCTGTTGTTCCAACAAGATCCTCGCACGGGACAGGTCGCGATTGACCCGCTGACGAATGAGCGGGTCGTCAGCCCGGCCGGTCGACAGATCCTTGGGCATGTCGACTATCTCGAAAAGCAAGGTCTCGGGTCGCAGGATGCCTGGGACTACGCGATGGCGAAATTCACGAATGAAACCGGCGCACCAGCACCGGCGAACGGCAACGGACACGCGCCAGCCGCGCCACCGGCACAAGCATTACCGGCGACTGATTTCAGACATCTGACCCCCCCGCCGCCGACGGGCCCGTTGACGGCCTCCGGATATCCAGCGCCTGCGAACTACCCCGCTCCGGTCTCGTACCCGAATCCGCAAGCGCAGGCCTTACTGGATCAGACTGCCGATGCGCGCAAACGTGAGTTCCTGGCAACGTACCAACCGGATCGAGGGGGCAGCTTCCCGGCTCCGGAAAACCCGACGATGGTTCCCCAAAACCAGCATTTGGACGCCGGCAATTTGCTGATTCAAAACATGCAGGCGGCCGGCCTGCCAATCTGACCTTGAAGGAAAGACCAAAGCATGACGACCTATAAGGGGTACGATCCGGTTGCTTGGCAGCGTCCGCTGCACACCACGCTCGCCCAGCACATCCGGCAGGTCGAACCGTCGATGGTTCGCAATTACCAAATGGGTGCGCTGCTCGAAGCCACCGGACGCATTCTCAAGTCTCTCGGGGGCAACGGTTTCGACTGGCCGGTCCAGTTTCGTTACCACGATGTCGAAGGAAATACGGGCCGCACGGTTCGCAACTTCGCCCAGACGAACATCTGGGACACCGCGAGCCTGCCGTACCGCGGCTACCAGACGACCGACGCGATCTATCGAGCGGAATTGTTGGCCAACCGCGGACCCGAAGCGATCATCAACGTCTTCAATGGGTTCACGGGTCGGCTGACCGGTTCGATGCAGAACGCACTCGGGCGCCAGTATTACATCGACGGCGAGACGAGCGCGAACTCCAAGTTCTGGCACGGGTTCGATTCCGTGTTCCAGCACAGCGGCAACACCGTCAACATCACGGATGGAACTTCGCGCTCGGTGAACGCCGCCGACAAGGTGGCTTTCCCGGAGGGCACCTACGCCGGTCTCAACATCGAGTTGGGCGCGGCTCACGGCGGCGAGAACGCCAGCGGTGCCATCTGGCCGGACGGTATCGCTGACAGCCAGTTTGACTTCTGGACTCCGATTATCGTCCATCTGGCCCACACGGCGTTTGCATCCGCACTCGACGAAGCGCTGCGCTACGGCATCATCACCTGTCAGCGGAACGCCTCGCAGAATGCGCAGATCACCAACATCTTTCTCGCGCGTGACCAATACGAAGTCTTGCTCAACGTCCTCGACGACAAGGAGCGGCTCATCATCGGGCGCGGGGCGGGCGCCTACTCGTTGCCGAACTTCGGCTTCCGCCAGGTGATCAACTTCGATGGCGTCGAGGTGTCTTGGGAGGCCGGTGTCCCGACGGGAACCGGATACGGGATGAACTACAACGATGTCGAGATGCGCTGCCGGGAGAGTGATTTCCTGACTCCTGAAGGCCCCGTGTACGACATCTTCACCCAAGCCTACAACGCGGTCGTCTACACGTTGTCGAACCTGAAGTTCGGCACGCCGCGCAACATGCTGAAGTTCGAAACCGTTGCGTAATTGATGACGGCGAGTTTCGGCGGACAGAAGAACGAGCTTTGACGGCTGCCCGGCAATGCGGCGGGCGATGACATGTGCAGTCGAGCGGGGTAAGCACCCGTTACCGCAGCCCATTCAAGCAACCAACAGACTCTCCACAGGAGGCAGACATGCCAACTTATGCAGCGGGCAATCCGCCGTTTGCGCTCGGAACCACGTACCGCGGTCTCGACGACGACAGCAACGAGATCAACGACGACTTCATGGGGATGATCTACCAACATCAATCTCCGGTCTTATCGTCGGTCAGTGGTGTTCGTGATCGAAATGCCGAGCGATTCATTTCGGCGGTTTGTCTGCGCAATGACAGCGGAGTCGTTCTCTTCGGTAAGCGGCTTGCGCAGTTTGAACTGACCGCCGGATTGAGCGTCGTTGAGCGAGCGGACGGTTACCCGATCGTGCAGGCACAAAAGGGCCTGATTCTGATCGACCCGTTCGGAACGATCCCCACGGACGGCGTCCCCATCGACGACCTGTTCTGGGGACTCTTTGAAGGTGTCTGTATTGCGCGCACGCCTTTCACCGGTGCCGCGTTCGCCCTGGACATCGCGGTTGGTGCTCAACTTGTCTCGTCCACCATCAACTCGACGAGCCAGAACTCGAACGCGGGCGGCCTCGGGAACTTCACCGTTCAGGACACCCTCAACAACACGGAGGTGTACGCGATGGTGAATAATCACATCGCGGTGGCGATGTCGGCACGGACCACGGGGGAGACGAACGCAGATTTGCTCGTTAATTTGCAGATCAGAATCTGATCAGCGGGTTTGTCGGTTGTGTCGCAGTCTTGCACGGGGGCGGATGGGGGTTGTTTCCCGTCCGCCTTTTTTGTTAGCCTTTTCAATCAGGAGGCAGAATTCATGTCAGAGAACGATGCAGAAACCGCTGAGTTGTTGGTGGATTTGGGCGACGAGCTATCGCCAGCAGAAGCCGCAGAAGCCGCAAAGCGAGCCGCAGAAGCCGCAAAGCGAGCCGCAGAGCAAGATGCGCAGTATTTGCGAGAAGAACTCGCGGAGATTGTCGCGGCGGGTGGCGAGCGTGCCCAGACACTGGAGCGATACGAGCGCAGCCGATCGTCAGTCGACCTGTCTTTGGTGACGGGCAAGACGTTTCCGGAGAAAGAGGCGTCGCGTCTCCGTCTGACTCGTGAGGCCAGAACGCGTGAACGCGCAGTCGTGCGTTACCGCGAGATGAGGCACCAACTAGCCGGGATGGGCGGATATCTGTCGCAGTTCTTGCCGGATGAAGAAGACGAGCAACCCGTTGAGTCTTCGGACGAATCTCCACCATGGCCGACAGGAGAGTCAGATGGCTCACAAGCCGCGTAGGATCATCGAAATCCTTGGCGAGCCCGTGATCGACGACCCGGAACTCGTCCACGCACACTTTCCAACCGCCCCAATGAGCTTGCCAGACATGCCAGTGGGAAACGCAGCCAACAGCCTGGCCGATCGGCTGAGGCGAAAGAAGACTTCCAAGCCCAAAAAGAAAATGGGACGTCGCAAACGCAGCGGTCGCAAACTGTTGAATCGATATTGAAACGATGACACAGTTCCGCACATTGACGAAACCGGAGTTGCGTGCGATGTCGGGCTGGGCGTCCGTCAACGCGCGAGATGTTCCGGATGCGAAGAAGGTTGCGCTCGGGAAGTTCGGGGCAGGGTGCGACGCCCTGATTGAGTTTGTTGACGAGACGGAGGCCGATGGCCGCGTTCAGGTTCCTTGTTTGGAGAAACTGCCGGCGACCAACTGTCCGACAGTGGATCTGACGCGACTCAGATCCCCAGACAAGGAGCCCGTTCCGGCGCCTCACGACACGATTGGCGTGGTCGAGTCACTGATGATTCCCAAAAATGAAGACGGCTCATGCTCTCATAACTTTTCAATGGTCAATCAACTCTGCTTTCACTGTGGAACTTCAAGGATCGACTCGTGACCCCGACAAAACTCAGCGTGATGTTTGCCTTCTTCCCCTACACGGGGAACAGCACCGGCACGTCGATGGTCTACGACGTCACGCGCTGGTTCACCCCGCTGGTTTTCCGCCTGAAGACCGCGCCGGAATTCGTCGACCGCATCGACGGTGACATTATCGTGCAGTCGTTCGCCGATACCCCGATCACGATGACGCGCAACCGGGCCGTCAAGGCGGCGCAGCAGAGCGGGGCCGACATTCTCGTGATGGTCGATTCAGACATGGCCCCCGATTGTCATCTTGGCCCCGCAGCGGCCGCCGGGCAGGTCGATGACGCACAGCCTTTCTTCGACGTGGCCTTCAACGCGATCTACGAGCATCACGCCAAGGGTCCGCTCGTCATCGCCGCTCCCTACGGGGGTTGCCCGCCGCACGAGAACATCTTCGCGTTCCGGTGGCGCAACAAGATGAACGACCCGACGAAGTTCAGCCTTGAGCAGTATACGCGGGAAGAGGCAGCCGTCCTGGGCGGACTGCATGACGCTGCGGCAGCCGCGACGGGACTGATCGCCTACGACATGCGGGTGTTCGATTACATCAAGCCTCCGTACTTCCGGTACGAGTGGACCGACGACACTGAATCGGACAAGTGCTCGACCGAAGACGTCCAGAACACTCGCAATCTGAGTCAGGCGGTCATTGCGCAGCTCGGCTACAACCCGCTCAAGATCGCGTGGTCGAGCTGGGCAGGACACCTCAAGGTTTGGTGTGTCGGCAAGCCCCACATGACGTCCGCCGATCAGGTTTGCGACCAGCTCAAGGACGCGATCCGGAGACCGGACAGCGACGAGCGGCTGATCGAGTTTCCTGCGGACAACGCGGAGCGGCTCGGGATCGCCGGCTTGCCGGTTCACCGACCTGCGACTCCAGTCGTCAAACCGAACGACAACGGCGACAAGCCGACATGCGAGATGTACCCGGAGCATCGCGCAGCCCTTCTGAAGTTCCTTGATGGCGAAGCCGAGCGGCTCGACCGCCCAATCAAAGTCGCAGAGATCGGCGTCTGGATCGGCGAGACCTCATTGGAAATTGCCAACTCTGCCGCGGTCGAACATCTCATCTGCGTCGATCATTTCATGGGCAACCCCGGAGACTGGACGAGCATTCTCGTGACTGAATCCGGTGGACGCGAAAACATTCGCCAGCAGTTTATCGACCGCATGGTCGGGGGTGCGCCTCAATCGAAATGGGCTCTGCACGAAGGATCGTCGCTGGATATTGGCCCTCTGATGTCTCGCGTGTCTCCGACATTCGACGTGGTCTTCATCGACGCCGACCACGAGTTTTCCGCCGTTCAGTCGGACATCAAGGCGTGGTGGCCAGCTCTCCGCGAGGGCGGCGTGATGATCGGCCACGACTACCACGTCGTACGCTTGCGGAGCGTCACCGAAGCTGTCGAAGACTGGTTTGGCAAAGACTTCATGGTCTACGCGGAAGATCAGCACGGTGCCTTCTGGGTCGCGCGCAAGCAGGAGAAACATGCCTGTGTCTCACGAACCTGAAGTGGCCGTAGCGGTTGCTCCGCGCGATGACGGTCTTGAGCCGCCGGTCGAGAAAATGTTCTGCAACGGTTGCAAGCAGACGTTTTCCTGGACGCCCGAGTTCTTCAACCGCGACTCGACCAAGCGCGGAGGACTCAACAGAAAATGCAAGACCTGTTCATCGGCGAGAGGAAAGTTACCAGAGCATGCCGTGAAGGTTCTCGCTCGACTCGACGAGCAGGCGATCCAGGCACTCGATGCTCTGTTGGATGCAGGCGTCCGTGGCCATGACGGTTCGGTGAGTCATGTTGCCGATCTCTGGGAATCCCTCCTGTCGATTGTTGGTGGTCCTACCGGATTCGCCCAGTTGTGGATGGGCAATTACATTGCAGCGAAGCCTGGCGGTCAGATCCGCGCGAAGCATATCGAGTTGGCATTCCGTCTCGCCATAAAGTCGACAGAAAGCGGAGCCGCGTCGCGTCCCCTGTCTGATTTGACAGATGACGAACTCAATGATCGAAAGAGCAAAAAAGAGGATGTGATTCGCCACGTACTCAAGCTGGATCGATCGGATTTTCGAACCGTGGAGCCGCCGGACACGCACGAGAATGTTCGAGCATCTTGAAGACCTCCCCGAAGAACTGGATCGGGACTCGTGGCTGAGCACTCATCTGATTGATGAGTACCTCGCGATGTGCCGCGAGAGCGACGAGCGGGAGATGGACGCGCTCCGACTGTACGAGCCTCTGCCGTATCAGGAGACCTTTCACTCGTGCACCGCCAAAGAGTGCATGTTTCAGAAGGGTAATCAGGTCGGTGGCAGCTTGAGTGAGTTCATCGAGTTCGGCCGCGCCCTCACCGGAACAGATCCCTACGGAAAGTACCCCCGTCGTAACGGCGTCGCGGCGTGTCTTTGCTACGGCCAGAAACACATTGGTCGCGTGATCTACCGGTATCTGTTTCTGCCGGGCGCCTTCAAGATCATCCGTGACCAACAGACGAATGCTTGGCGAACTTTCCGCGCATGGGAGCCGGACGAGGTCAGGATGGGCCTCCACGGCGACAAGTATCCGGGGTGGAAGGAAAGGGCCAAGCCGGCCGGTCCCATCATCCCGGAGCGTTTAATGGCAGGCAAGCCGGCGTATGAAAAGCGCGGCGAAGACATTTTCTCGCGAGTCACGATGAAGTCGGGCTGGGTGCTGTACGCTCTCAACAGTGAGGGTGATCCCGGCCACGCCCAGGGGTTCGAGGCAGACCTTTACGGGATCGACGAAGACGTTGCGAAAGGCGGTTGGTACGAAGAGGCGGTCGCGCGCACGATGATGCGGGAGGGTCTCATTCGCTGGAACGCGATGCCGCACTCCCGCACGGAAGACATCGTCAACATGATCGAGCGCGGCGAAGACGAGATGCAGAAAGCGGCCGACGATCCGGAGTATCAGGCCCGCACGGTCTTGGTCTCGGCAACGATGTACGACAACATTTACCTGCCCCAGAAGTCGATCGAGGAGAATGAGCGGATCTGGCGATCGGCCGGAGAAGACGTCTACCGCAAGCGAGCGTTGGGCCAGATCACCACCGACAGCTTTCGGGCGTATGGGGACTTCGACAGGAATGTGCACTCGGCCATCGTGAACCTGACGAGCCAGCAGGACAAAGATGAGGCGCGCGGGATGAAGGTGCGTCACAACGTGCAAAAGGTGATCACGGAATTGAAGGGCGTGCCGCCTGCGGATTGGTGCCGCTACTTCGCGTTTGACCCCGGATCCAAGATGGCGGGGACACTGTTCGCCGCGAGGCCGCCACCGTCGTTCGGCAACTTCGTCGTGATCTACAAAGAGTTGTACATCCCCAACTGCACGGCGCGTAAATGGGGGGACGCAGTTGCCCCAGCCGTCGGGGACGACGCCTTTCAGGATTTCATCATCGACGCCCACGGTGCAAACCTCCGCGAACAGGCGAGTGGGGTCTTGCCTCGCCGCCAGTACGAGGTGGAGCTGAGCGAACGTGGACTTCGATGCGAGGTTCGCGGCTCGATGTTTATGAACGGCAGCGACGACATTAAGGGTCGGGAACTTGCGCTTCGTCGCTGGATTGAGATCCGACCTGAAAATGGTTTGCCAATCCTGCTGGTCGTGGTTGAGCGATGTCCCAACTTGTGTACCGAGATGAAGCGGGCC